ATTGTGACAATCAGAGAAGCAATAGAGATTTTCCGTATCCGCCATGTGAAGAACAGGATTTTGTTGAATTTGGGGGCGGCGAATGTGAAGGATCTTATGAAGTTGGCTATCGGCAAACAGGCAATATCAATCCTGATGGCACTTGCGAGCAGATAAAGGTACTTAAATTTAATGAAGCATTAGATTGCCCTTTCCCTGAGCCTCCACCACCTAAAGAATGTGAATCCTTGGAAGAACGCGATTGTTCGCCTATCGCCCCTGAGCCTCCTAAGTGTGTCAATACTGGTAGTGGTGATGGATTCAACTCTAATGCTGGCTTTAATGCAGTCGTCAAAGTGCGAACTGGAAATAAAGATGTAGAGTATCTGCGCCCTGATAAAAAGGAGTGCATGGAAGTATGTGAGTTTGCAGAAATAGCAGTATTTTCGCCATCATGTCCAGAACCTCCACGCAAGCCTGATCCACGTCCTACTTGTGCTATTGTCCCGCCAAAGCGTTATTGGGGATGGGCTAACTATGATCTTGAGGCGGGTGGGTTTTTAGTAAATGTTGTTACAGGCGAAATAGACCGTGCTTCGGTATCTTTCAGAGAAATTGTAGAGACTTTTGTTTGTGGTGAACTTGAGCCTGAAACTTCTGTTGCTGCGATAATTCGTAATTCAAAGAAAACTTTTTTTCTTGTTGCGGATACTCGTAAATGTGCTCCTTTAGATTTTGGCTATCTTGACGGGTATCAAGGGCGTGATAAATATGGGATACCGTATGAAAATCCTTGCTGTCCTTGGGATGAGACTAAGCCACCTCGCCCAGTATGTCCTGAGAAGCCTAAACCAGTTGATAAGTGGTCATGCTCTGGTGGTGTTTGTTCACCTGACGCGAACGGAATCTATAACTCACAAGCTGAATGTGAAGCGGCGCTGATACCTGCCAACTTTACTGGTGGTCAATGTCCTGCCCCTGTTACTTATAAAATATCTTTTGCTTATGAAGATGCTGGCGGAACAACGTGGTATCAAAATGGCTTTGCTAGTAGCTTGTTTGCCACCACCGACCCTGCAAGCACTGGGACTCCTACAGGCAGCTATTTAGGCAAAATTGTATCTGTACAAGCCTATGTTGATCCCGTATATCATCCTCTCCTTAAAGCTATCTTTGTTAACGGGGTTCATAACGGATTGTTAGCAGGGCAATATACTGGGTACGTTGTTAACAACTTTAGAGTGTATAGAATTGAGCGTGTAGATGGGCTGCCTGACAATTGTGGTAATCCCCCACCTACTTGTCCACCTTAACTAAAACCTCATGGCACAACTAACTCCTGAAGAAATTAAAGCTTATACGATTCGCTGGTTTGGATATCAATCTGACACAGACGATATTGCCTTGGTAGTTGCCAAAATTACTGCCGCGATCGCTGACACAGATTTGTATGCAGTAATCAGAACGTCATGCGATCGCATCTTGAAGATGGAAGAACGCATATACGATCAAGCCTTGCGAGTGCCACACGGTAACTTGTATCTGTTGAACTTTGTCGAAATGGCAAAGGAGATTAAGCGATTAAGCAACCTGCTTGGGCTAGCTCTAAAGCCTCTCGCCGAACAGGTCTGGAATGAGACTGCAACAGCATCGGCGATCGCTGCCATGCTGTCCCCTGCGGTAACCCCGTTTATTAGCCTCCCTGCGATTAATTTTGAAGATTGCATACTCAAGGTATCGCCGATAACCTCGGACACTAAGCCTAAGAATGTTGCTAAAGGGCAAATCTGGAACACTGTCACTAATCCGCAAACCTTTGAGTTTGACGGGTGGGTATGGCGTGGTAGAACCCAAGGGATTAACTGCGGCAATTTCAATATTGATATTGGGTCCACGATTACCCATGCCTCTGCGGGTTTTATTGCAACCCGAATTGCTGGTAATGCTTTTGCAACGGGTTTGGGCATAAGTGCGACACCTTTGGGATTGGTTATTGAACAGGTTCGATCGGCGATCGCCTATGACAATGCCACTGGCAACAAACTGAATACATCGGCTGTAACTGGCATGGTGGCGATCGGCATTATCAATGCGGGCGCATCGGCTGGTAAATGGGGTAAGCGATTGCTTGCCAATAATACTGATACCTTTCAGAAACCGATCGCACAGTCTCCGCCAAGTGGTGTTGACACTAGAGCGACAGAGACATGGACAGATCAATCGCCGCCTAATTTTGATCCTTTAGATCCTGATGCGATTGATAACAGACGGGTGAATAATATTGATCCTGTTACGGCTGTGCCAGGGGCGTATCTGGTGAATGGCGCACAAGGTCGAGGGACTATAAGCCTTGCAGTCGATACAGGTAGCGTTGCTCCTGCCCTTGGCACGATATTTACGATCGCCGATGCAACTGCTATTCCAGGTTCGTATCTCGTTAATGGATTACAGGCGATCGGCGTAACAACTTTGGTTGTGGATACTGGGGTAGTTGCGCCGCAAGCTGGTACGACATTTACCATTGGCGCTGACCAGACTATCTATACTGTGGGGTCTGGAGCGACTACTACGAGTTGGGCGATTAGCCCTGCCTTGGTCGTGGCTGCTGCCGATAACGCGGTAATCAGGTTATTGCCTGATGATCAAATCTATCAAGTCGGTGCGGGCGCAACTACTACAAGTTGGCTCATTGATCCACCTTTGCAACGTGCGGCGGCGGACAATGCCGTGATTACTATTCGTGGTGCATCGCTAGAGCGTGACAGCAATCGCACAACAATTACTGCTGCGGGTCTGGTCACTAATGCTGGCGGTAAGACTTCTGTTGTCCAACGCAATAGTCACGTTCAAGGTAATCTGGCAACGGGTGACTATACCTACGTCACACCATCAACTGAAACATTCTATGAATATTACGAAGTTCTTACAGGCTTTACTAATATTGGTGCTTGCATCAAGACTGTTGCTGCTGCGGGTCAATCTCTCAGGGTCACAGGTGCGATCGCAGGATCATACGCCTTGACCATTGCTGCTAATTAAATTGATAGGCGATCGCCATGGGTCATTAACCCTTGACTCATGGCGATAAAAACATAGGGGGGGTTCCCCAAAATCTTTTATGTATATATATTCTTGAGAGAGGGAAATATTTTTGAGAAATTATTAGGTATCCTCACGAATGAGGATCGCAAAAAGTAACCCGTCAGTTTGAGCATTGCTAAGAGGCTTGACGGGTTTTGTCTTTTTATTTTAAATGGCGGGAGTTGGATTTGAACCAACGATCTCAGGGCTATGACCCCTGCGAGTTAACCTAGCTTCTCCATCCCGCTATGGGGCGATCGCGCCGCAGATTTGCGCCCTGCGGCTCGGTTGGTTGCGCTTGTGATTAGCTCCTATAATGTTTATACCCTAGTGTTTCGGGGTCTGGGCGGAAACTTGAATGGTCGTAACACATGACGAGTTTAGTCTCGTTAATCAACCTATTTAGCTCCGCAAGCTTTAGGGCGATCGCATGGTCTGGAGGTAATATTTCCGAAAAGTCAACGCCGTCTGGCAAGTCAAATTCAGGGAACTCAAGCTCAGGTAGATACTCTGGTTTTGCTAAGAATAGTCTTGCTATCTCGCAGATACCTTGCGGCGATCGCTTGGCTTCTGCCCATTCAAGATCAACCTTTTTGTCATCACCAATACGATCTTCGTAATGCTCCCAGACATTGCCAATATCGGTGAACCATTCATCTTCGCGATCGGAGTATAAGGGTGTTCCTTCTTCGTAAGGTTTTACTGGGTAATCTAAATATGGCTTTTTCATTGTTCTGCTCCAAATCGCAGTTAGCACGTCTTTGTAATTACTTAGATTTGTCGGGGTAATTACAAAGCCGTGAACCAAAAGCTTTCACTTTTTCGCTAATAATCTAGCACAAGAGATGCAGTAAAATTTATAAAACTACTGCTAAAAATATGGACATTGCAAAGTGCGATCGCCTTGACTGCCCTATCAAAGAATCATGCCTGAGATATACAATGCCGATACCTGACTGCGATCAAGAATGGCATTATATCCAAGGCGATTTCGCAGATAATAAATGTAGTTTTTATTTACTCAATGGCAAAAGTCAATGTCTAACATCATCGCCGCTATTATCGCAACGATCGCCCCTCTCACATGGGGACTATGGATACTTGATCGCAAACGGTATGATAGCAGAATGATTGCTATATCACTTGTGCCTGTGGCGATCGCATGGTGGACAGCATTGTATTTGGTAGGAGCTTAGGTTATGGCGCTGACAGATTCAGAATATGCGGATATAGCTTACTTCCTCGGGTATCCGTCTTATCAGAATATGGCTAACATCAAAACTCGCATTATCTCAAGCTTTGGGCAAACACCAACGCTTGCAACCTATCGCGAGAATACTATCCGCGATCTGATAAGGCAGTTGAAGCAATATCAGAAAGACATTCGTGCGGGTGAGCAGAATTTTGGGATGGTAAGACAGCCTGGGGTTGTTATAAATTCTGCTGAACGTCAAGCTATGCTAATCTCATCGGCGCGAAATTGTGTTGCTGACTTAGAGCAAGCAACTGATGTCGGTTGCATCGGTGATGTGTTTAATCGCGGTCGTGGCAATGGTTCTGTAAGACTGAGTAGGTAAAGGTTATGGCTAACAAGAAAATCAACACAGGCGCGATCGCTACATCAGCAAATGAACCCTCTCGCCCAAAGCTAACCAGTGACATAATCGCTGATTACTTAGAACGCATGGGTGGTCAGGCAACATTAGTAAAGCCTGACGGATCGCAATATAACCCAAATCGCAAAGGTCGCGTCAACATCGGCGATCGCATGACCACGGCTGAGAAATTTGGACAAGCTGCTGACGTTGGTTTGAGTAATGAATTTCAGAAGTTGCCTGAGGTCCATGCACGATTTGACGATCGCCAAGTTGCATTACAGGTACAAAAAGAACTTGCAACAGGTCGGCTAACAACACAGAAATTCTTTGAGTCTCCCGACAAGGCGATCGCCGATCAAGCTGCCGATGAAATTAGGCGATCGGATGGACTGCTAGGGCGTGGCGAATCTGTTGAGGTTCGCAAACTTGGTAAGGCTTATGAAGTAGTTGCGGTAAAGCAATATCAACCTGTGCCAAGTCGCGGTAATAGTGCCGTGCGATCGTATGGACTTGATAATGATCCAGAAGGTCGTTTTGTCGCATTCAACAAACCAGAAGAAGCCTATGCTGCGCCCAAAACGCTAAAGGAATTACAAGCTGAAGCTCGGCGATTAGAAGCATCGGGAACACAGGCTTTAGCCTCTGATACTCGTACAGAATTTAAACCACAGGCACAAAGCAACTGGGAGAAATTAGAACTTCCTGCCCGATCGCCTATGACTGAGCAGCTATTACAGGTTGCTCCTGAACCAAGGGCGATCGCTGCACAAACTTTAGATACTCCATCTGATGCTTGGAAGTTGCCTCAAGCCAAAGAGCCAAAGTTGCCTCACTTTTACGCACAGATGGCAAGCGGTGATAATCCATTGGGTACGGGTTCGACAGTTCAGAGTGAATATGATCGCGCTAAGTCTGCATATCAGGGATATCAAAGATTTGGTTATGCACCTCCTGATGTCGAATTTCCAAAGCTTCGAGAATTAACAAAGCTTGCCGAAAGTGAAGGGGTTAAAGGTGATGACGCATTAAAGGCATATATCAAAGGCAAGCAAAATGCGCCATTGATTGAGGCTGGTGTATTGCCTAAGCCCGAATTGCCTATGACTGCGCGATTAGGTCAACAATATATATCGCCTAAGTCTGACAAAGTTGGCACTGTCGAAAGTGTTGGCAAAAAAGGCGTGAAGCTAAATGTCGATGGTCAAGCTGTACCAGTTGAGTATCAGACACTTGAGAAGCTTAAATACACTGGCAACAAAGGTTATGGCTTCGCCGCACCTGCCGCACTTCGCCCCGTCATTGGCGGCTTTATCGGCGGCACTGCTGGCAGCATGGCATTTAAGCAACTCGCTCAAGCGGTTGGATTGAATGAAGATCAGCAAAATGCGGCGGCGGCTACTGGTGGCTTAATCGGATCATTCGCTGGGTCTGTGGCAACTAACTTACCTTTGGACGCTAAGCTTCGTGTACCGACTGCGAGAGAGTTCGCAGCTACGATGATGGGTGCGCCACAACAAAGGGGTGCGGGTGCTAGGTTGTTTGACTTGGCAAGTAGTCAGGCTGGGGCGATCGCTCCTGATGTTAGGGCAAAGATTAATTCTTTCCCCGAACTACCAAAGAATGCTTCCATGACTGGCTTAGGTTTGTATGAGTTGGACGGATCGCCATCGGGGTTAGGCTGGATACTTCGCGGTGAGGCTGACGATCCTTCTAAATATTCTTATGTGCGTAGTCTTCAACAAGAATTATTGGACTCTCCTAACTTCACTGGTATTTCATATCGTGGCGTTTATGTCCCTTCTAATAAATCCCCAGTAAGTGAGGCGCAAAAGTATGGGATTGCCAATAGTCGCGGCTATTACGACTCTTCTTTTATGGCAACTACTCCATCGCCTAGCTATGCAAAAACTTACGGCGATAACTTTTTCTTAGAGGTTTTGGGTAATTCAGGTAAGAAATTGCTTCGTCATGCCGATGAGGGTGGTGAAGTTTTGTATCCTGCTGGCAATCAATTTGATGTAGAGAATTATCGTGTTGAAGATGGGAAAGTAACTGCGCGATTAGTTGATCGCAATCTTAAGCCTGATGAAGTTGTGAAGTTAAAAAAACAGGCTTTTGATCGTGCTGACTTTGGTTCTCTTTTTTCTGACTCAAATCCAATAGATAAAACCTTTCAACAATCTTATACATTAGGTTCACAAGGTTTTGAGTCTGGGCAAAAGTTTGTTTCTCCTAGCGGTGGTATCGCATCTTTGATAGATGCCTCTGATCCTGAGTCAATTTTCTTTCAGGCTGCTGACGGTAAACCTGTTTACGTTAATCGCAGTCAGTTTGATCGACTACAAATCAAAGCTCCTGCAACACTGACCGATCTAAAACGTGGCGATGGCTTGATTTCCAACAAATCAGATCTTCGCTATACCGTAATGGGTGTTGAAGGGGATAACGTAAAGCTTCGTGGTGAAGATGGCGTGATCAGAATCACTACTAAGGCTAAAGTGCCGCAATTGTTTAGAGCAAATACATTAGGCTTCGCGACTCCTGCCGCGTTACGCCCTGTATTTGGCGGCTTTGTCGGCGGCACTGCTGGCAGCATGGCATTTAAGCAACTCGCTCAAGCGGTTGGATTGAATGAAGATCAGCAAAATGCGGCGGCGGCGACTGGTGGGATTATTGGATCATTCGCAGGTTCGGCTGCAACTAACTTGCCTTTGGATACCAAACTGCGTGTACCGACTGCGAGAGAATTTGCTCAAACAATGATGTCTGCTCCGCAACAAAGGGGTGCGGGTGCTAGGTTATTTGACTTGGTAAGCTCTGAATCAGGGGCGATTCAACCCGCTAATCCAGTGATCATGCAACGTCAAGCTGATCGCTTAAAAGCACAAGGATATGACGTAAAGCTTGAAACATTCAACCCAACACAAGGATGGATGGATGAGTATGTAACTGAAGTGCAGAAAGCGCCTCAAGGCGGCAAGAATATCCTTGCTGCCAATGCCCCTCTTGATGATGGGTCTATTCGTAAGAGATTAGTTGATGCTGCCGATCGCACGGGTATTGTTGTTAAACAGGCTGATGGATCGATCGCTGATATTCTTCCAAAGCCTAATAACTTAGAACTTGCGCCTAATCAGCGATTGCGTGGCACTGCCTATGTTGATCCAAAAACCAAGGCTCAAACGATCGCTGTTGATGCTGCGTTCCCTAAATTCGGGGTTGACAATACCATTGCTCACGAAATGGGGCATATATTAGCAGGGCATACCGATGGATCAAGAGGCAAATTACCATCGACTTTGAAGGAATTAGAAGCTAATGCAGTTGCTTATGGCGTTCAAAAGAAATTAGGCGTAGCTGGCAATCCAAGGCTTCAAGATGCTTATCTTGAGAGGTACAGAAGCCACTTGAATATGCGCCAATATCAGGACTATAGATCGCAGATTGGCAATATTGATAGTGAGAGAGTGCAGAAAGCGGTTGATGCGATTCTCCCTTACTCTGTTGAATCGCAAAGGCTTGTTCGTGGTGAAAGATCTCAACCAGTGGCGATCGCTCCTGAGATTGAGGGTATAACCGAAGCAACACCTCGGCAATCAACGGGGGCAATATATGAGCCTCCTGCATCAACTCAACCGCGATCGCTGACCGAATTAAGACAACAAGCGGCTGACTTCAATCAGCGTTATGAATCAGGGCAAATACCAAAGCAAGCATATACAGGCAAATTTGCACCGATTGAGAAGCTGACTGTGGAACAATCGGCGGCAAGCATGGGTATGACACTTAGGGAATATCGCGATTTCCAAGAGAGGGCATATCGTGATTTTGCCCCTAAAGAAATGCCCACAGGCGGATCTAAGAAGCCTCCAAAAATTGTCAAAGCCGATCGCATTGTCATTGATAAGCAAACAGGCGATCGCATTGATATGGATGCTTACAGAAAAGCGTCTAAGGAATGGCGACAATCGACTGCGGCTGAAACAGCGCCATTGCGTGAGGCATATGATCAAGCTGTTAAATCTGGTGACAAGGAACTGCAAAAAGCAGCACTTGAGGCGATCGCTGAGACTGAGGCAAGATTGCCAAAAGCGCCTATGCGATCGGACTTCGCCATTGACAAACCTGCGGCTCCCAAAAAATCATCGGGCGGATTTAATAGACCTGCCCAATCTATCCAAAGGCAAAGTACATTTATCGCCGAATCTGCGGTAGAAGCTGCTGCCAAATCATCAGGGGCAACTACTGGGCAAGTCAAAGCACAGATTGCTAGTCAACGGGCGACTGGTCAAGCTCCTGACCTAGATCGCGCTGTTGAGGCGATCGCACCTGCCGCAAAGCCTATGTCGTTAGCCGAAAGAATGGCTGTTATGAGGGAGTCTGCTCCTCAGCCTAGTAATAATGCAACGCCTAAAACTACTAGATTGCAATCTAGTTCTATGGACGCGGATTTAGATAAGGCGATCGCTGATATCGAAGCAAGGAACCCTTCGGCTCGATATTTTAAGGCGAAAGATACATTCTCTGCTTCTAAGCCTAGTGTTCCTGGTTTAGGTGATGCGATCGCTAGAATTGATTCGACAAACCCTAACTTAAATGCTATTGGTCAGCCAAGAGATGCAACTGGTTTAGATAGGGCGATCGCTAATATTGAAGCTAAAAACCCTAGAGATACATTTGACGGGCGATCGCTACGAGATATAAAGTCTGCTACTGCTCAAAGGGTGGGCGATCGCGTTGATTTCGGCGATCGCATTGGTGCATCGGGCTTAGGCATATTAATGGATACCGCCCAAGCCGCCCAAGTCCTAACCGAATCTGCGAGCCGTGGCGAAAAAGCTCCTGTTGCATTAACAAGGGCTGGCTTGTCGGTTGGCGCTGGTTATGCTACTACTGCCTTAGCGTCATATATCCCTAACCCATATCTAAGAACTGCTGCACAAATTGGCGGTGGTATTGCGGCTGTGGTGGGGGCTGACAAGGCGATTGATCAAGTCGTGGGTCGTGATGCTGCGAGAGAAGATAAGTTTGCAAAAGATTTGTCAAAACTTGACCTGAATCCAACAAAGGAAGCTGATCAATGGAAACCTTTTGCTAATGATTCTAATGTGCTTGCTGCCTATGGAAACTCGCTGACTGCACAAATTCAATCAAACCTTGATTACCGTCCTGCGGCGCGATCGCTTGCAAATCTTGCAAACAGTCAATCGATAGACAATGCGCGTTATGCAAGTGAGAGAGGGCAAAGTATTGATCTAAATCAACAGGTCGGTGCGGGTCGTAGGCAAATGACTGGTCAATCATCTACCGTATATCGCGATCGCGGTGATGGAGTAACAGAAGCGATCGGTCGCCGAAGGGCATTTAGTGATGTTGAATCCAGAGTATTGGCATTACAAAACCTTGCTAATGAATCAGGTTATGAAGTACCAAGAACAGGTAAATTTGATCCTAAATTGTCTGAGGCATTAGAAAAACTTGGGTATAGCGATCGCCAAATTGGTGATTATATTCAAGGGCGATCTAAAACCATCGGCTCCCCTGCTGCAAAACAATCTAATCAGCAACAGGCTAAACAGCAATTTGCGCTAAGGTCTAAACTTGGCAAGGTCACAAGTTCGCAAATGTCTGAAGCGCTAAGTGCTGAGCGTAAACGTCAGGGACTTAAAGGCAATCAAAAACTGGATCAAGGCACTGTTGATTCCGTATTTAGTTCGCTGGCTGGGCGATCGCTGTCGCAAATGCAAGGCAAGCCATCGTTTGCTAATAAAACATTTGCTAAGGCGGGATTTGGCATGAAGTAAGAGGGCTTACTTTGCGAACACTGCAAAAAAGATTATGATTGCAATAACAAAAGGTATTTGATAATGCTCCTGAGATCTAATCCATCGTTCGTAACCAATGAAGTAACCAAGAACAAAGGCGATCGCATAACCGTATTTCTTGATGAAATTGAGTAGCATATGGCTCCTAAATTTGACAACTTTGTAGATGGATCTGTTGGCGGCTTAGGCAGTGCGCTAGGTCAATATTTTAAGTGGAATTTTAGCCAATCTCCTGCGGGGATTTCTACTTATAATGCCGCATCAAATGCAGGGCTAAGACCATCGACAGCTTTTGGTGCATCGTTGCTTACGACTGCGGGTTTGCAGTATGCAACTAATAATGCTCTGAAGGGTCGCGATCGCGATCAAAAAAAGCCGATATTTGGAGATTCCTATACTTGGGAAGATCAGGCATGGGACTCTACTATGGGCTTGATTCTACCAAATCAGGGTAAAGTACCTCGTACTTATGGCGATTATTTGAATGAAGCTCGGCAAAATGGCGCGGCTCAATCAGAAATTTTATCGCCAAGTGCTTATGAGGCTTGGAAGGACGCTGAGTACAATCAAGGCGGATTATTTAGGATCAATCGTGAAGGTCAAGGTTCTGAAATAGTTGGGCGTGATACTGCCACATTTTTTAATAGAACAGTTACAAATCCTTTGTATGCCTATGACGGATCACTAGGCAAGGAAAATGTTGATCGTTTAACGGCTGGCGTAGGACTTGCAGGATTAGGCGGATCTGCTGCTGCATTAAAGGGTTATACCGATTTAGCAAAACTTGGTTCTACTGTAGGGGCTACTCCTGCTTATAACCTTGGGGATACATCTAAAATTATAGGTGGGTCAGCACTTAAAGGTTTGGGAGTAGCCGCTACTGTTTACGGTGGCATTACTGACTTTGCCGAAAGTAAAAAAGCTGGCGATAGTGATTTTAGGGCTGCAACTAATGCAACATTTAATGTTGGTGGTGCACTAGCTGGCGCTGCTGCTGCTGGACAAACTGCTACATCTTTGTCAGCCCCACTATTGGCAACACCTGCGGCTCCCGCCGTACCTTTTATAGTTGGTGCTAGTACAATAGGCGGCGCTGTAGCAGGGTCGGGCTTAGGCGGATGGCTAAGTGATCGCGCTTTAGATTTATTTGGTGAAAAAAAATCAAATGAACCAAGTGCTGATGATTTGTACAGGGCGGCAGATCTAAGATTGCAAAGGGCTTTACAAGATAAACAATTAAGAGAAACAGGTACTAGCGATATGGCAACTCCAAATACTACTACTAACACTGGAACTAGGGTAACGAATAATATTAGATCGTCTGATTATGCACCTGGCGAAAGATTTAATTTAGATCGCACAAAAATCCAATTAGACGCAATGAATCAGCGCTATGGAATTGATGCGACTACAGGGGCAAATTTACAAAACTATCAATGGCAATCGCAGGATCGCCAATTTGCTACTAAAGTAAATGCTGGTGAGACAAGGGTAAAAACCTATGCCGAATTGCAAGCAGCATTAGATCGCAATCGCGTAACTCGCGAAGTTGGGCTTGATAGCAATCGCGTAACTCGCGAAGTTGGGCTTGATAGTAATCGCGTAACTCGCGAAGTTGGACTAAACCGTAATCAGTTGCAGTCGGGCGATAATCGCTTTGAGACTACTACTAAGTACGGAACTCAAGAGCGAATGAATCAGTACAATCGCAATACTCTAGATCGCACTGAAATTGCTAAGGAGCAAATCAAAGCAGGAACCTATGGGCGATCGCAGAGTGATATTAATTCAATGGCGATTGAATCTAATGCTCGGAAGGTGAATCAAGATTTTAATGATCGCATGATGCAGTATGGTCGCTACCAGATGGAGATCAATAAATTCACTAATGATGTCGGCAATGCGCAGCGATCGTACATGGATCAACGAAGCGATCTTGAGAATGAGCGCCGCGCTGCAACTGCTAGGTATAACCAAGAGCAGGCACAGAAACGCGCCGATCTTGAATACGATCGCCAACAGCGTAAGCTTGACCGCGATCGTTCATATTATGAATTTGACATAAGGCGTAACGACACCAATGCAACCTTGGCACAGCAAAACGCATTTAGGCAGCAAGAACTAGCATTTCGTCAGCAAGAAATTAATAATAGTTCTGCACTTGATCAAGCTAGGATTGCCCAAATCTATGCAGATACCAAACTAAAAAATGATCAATTTGGTGCTGGTAGAGCAGATATCAGCTACAATCGCAATCAACAGCGATCGCGTTCTATCGCTTTTTAAATTATTAGTAACCATATGGCAACCGAATACAATCCTGCTGGCACAACTGATGAGGCGATCACGCCTTCGATTTCACCCACCCCTGCGGCTCCTGCTGACTTAGGAGATGGCGGCTATAAGGCTCTGACTGCTGAACGTGAACAGCGTAAAGCTCTTGAGAAACAGACTAAGCAACTCGAAGCTATGCTTGTTGAAAGCAAGAAGGCTTTGGAGCAAAGCAACCTGTCGCTCAAGGAGCAATTTGAACTTGAGAAAGAGCAATATAAGCAATCGCTGCTTACTGAAGCGCAACAGGCGATCGCTGAACGTGACAAGAAGTTGCAAGAAGTTTACGAAACCGCCCAACAGTATGAGCAACGTGCGGCGCTTCTTGAGCAACAAAGGGCGATCGCTGCAATTCAAACAGGATTTGCTCAAACCTTTGACGGGTTACTCGTTAATCCTCGGAAGGTTGAGGCATATATGTCTCAAATTGCGGATGATTTAACCGTTGCCTCCGATGGGCAACCTGCTTTGATCATCCGCGATCGCGATGGACAACCTACTGGACTTGCGCCATTGGAACAGGCAATTAATTACTTCCAGCAAATTTATCCTGAAGACTTTAAGCCTCCTGCACAGCAAAACACTGGCGGCGGCTATCGCAATCTGGCTACTCTTGGTGGCGATCGCTCTGGTAGCAATGGTCAAAGGCTACAGCTTCCGCCAATGGGTAAGATTACTCCTGAACAGTTCCTAGCTAACCGTGAGGCGATCGCTAAGGGTGACTTTGAGGTGGTGAAATGAACAAAGGCGAATTAGTTGATGCGATCGCAGTTAGAACCAAGGGACTCGCAACCAAGAAAGCTGTTGATGTTGTGGTATCTGAATTGCTTAGCGTAATCATGGATACTGTCGTTAGTGGCGATCGCGTAACCTTGGTAGGATTCGGGTCGTTTGAAGCGCGAACCAGAAAAGAGCGTGAGGGTCATAATCCTCGGACTGGTGAGAAAATGATTATCCCGCCTGTCACTGTTCCCTGCTTCTCTGCTGGTAAACTATTTAAAGAAAAGGCAAACTGACATTTAGGTATATAGCGGTGCTTCGCGCCGCTATTTTTATGGTGATAACTATGGATATGAAAAAAGAAGACTGCGATCGCCTTGGCTACTGTTTCAAAATACTTCGTAACCTAGAGCTTCTGGTCGAACAAGCGCACTGGAATATTAAAGGTGAAAACTTTTACCAGTTGCATTTATTGTTTATGCGGATCTATGAACTGCTTGATGGGTTTGAGGATCGCTTTGCTGAGAATATGCGATCGCTATTTATCCTTGTACCAAACAGCCCTAAGTTTCTCGCTGATTGCAAGATGGAGTTCCCAGAGAATCCAAGTCAAACAGGCAAGAAGTATCTTGAGCTTATCCATGCTGGTAATCGTATGCTCGCTGAGTGTGCGATCGAGTGCATGGATATGTGTACCAAGTGTGGCAAGCATGGCATAGCTAATATGCTGCAAGATATCGTTGAGGCAACAGGAACTATTTACTATCTCACCGAATCGCAACTTGGATTGACTGAGATACCCAAAAAATAGCAGGGGGGTTCCCCAAAATGAACCCTTTGTATATATTCTTGGGAGAGAGAAATATTTTTGTAGAATTTTGAGGCGATCGCATAGACCATATTCTCGGCTTTGGGTAAATGGCGATCGCCTATCTATGCGCCAATAAATCATTAATCTGCTAATATGAAATTAACTAAGCCTAATCCTGTCTGATAGTCTCGGCGGCGCGATGCCCTGACGATGATTCGACTAGAGCGACTCGAAAAAGATTTAGGCAAAAAAGAACCTTCTCAAGAACCTTTTTTGCTGTAAATATATGTCAAATATCATTGATGATCAGTTGCTTGTGCGGGGGTACGCACTTGCACTAGAAGCACTTGAACGTAATCTCGCATTTTTACAATGGACATTACGCACCGATATGAACATCGGTGTGCCTGAAAAGTCTGTTGTTATTCCGATCCCTTCTCGTATGTCCGATGCCGAAGACGTTGTACCAAGCTCGGCTCCTGCTCAAGGCGATCCAATGCAACCAGGATTTGCGACTGTCACGATCAACAAGTGGAAACGAAAGGGCTTCACTTGGACGGATGAAGAACAAAATAGCGTTGCTAATGGTGTCCTTGGCGGTCAAAACCAAGCGGCGATCAATGCCTTGGCGCGAACTGTCGTTAAGGATGTTTTGGGCAATACTTATAAGAAAGCCTATCAAGCTGTCGGTGTCCCTGGGCAAATTCCTTTTACTAACGATTTAACCGTTGCGGGTGAAGCTCGTAAGAAGCTAAACCGTCAAGGTGCTGACGCGATGGAGCGCTATATGCTACTTGATAGTGACGCTGACGGCGCGGCTTCGATTCTCCCTGCATTTACTGAAGCACAAAGCGCTGGCATGGATCATGTTCTCGCAATGCGTGAGGGCATTATTGCTCGTAAAGCAGGTTTCAACTTTGGCTATAACGGTTACTTAGAAGAAGCTTGTAAGCATACTAACGGGACTGCTGCCCCTGGGGCATACCTTGTTAATGGCGCGGGTCAAGCGGTCGGCGCAACTACTTTGACCGTTGACACTGGTTCGGGCGCTCCAAATGAAGGGACCCTATTCACGATCGCTGGCGATTCTCAAGAGTATGTCTGCGGTGCTGGCTGTACTACTACGTCATGGACAATTTCACCTGCGTTGAAGGTTTCCCCTTCTAACGATGCGGTAATTACTATTCGTGGCGCAAGCTCTGCAAGTGGTTACGTTTATCAGTCATTAGCATTTGGTCGTGAGGCGATCGCCTTTGCATCCCGTCCAGATAATGCAGTCTTGACCCCTGACACGATGATGATGCAGATTCCTAACCCTAATTCGGGATTGGTTCTTGCATTAGAAGTTAGTCGTCAGAACAAACAGACTTTATTCGATTACTCGATCCGCTACGGCTATACCGTTGCTCGTCCTGAGCTTTTGGTGCGGGTATTCGGCGCGACTGAATAAATCTGAACTACTCGAAAATTTCGAGTAGTTCATTTTGCAAACTTTTATTTTCTGGTGAAACTTATGTCTCTTGGCGCTTATCTTGAGCCTAACATTACTAAAACTGCTGGCGGTACGATTCAGTTAACTGCTGATGAGGCTGGATCTTTGATTGTTTCTGCTGGTACTACTGCAACATCTTTCCGATTGCCTCCTATCACCTCCCCTGATCAAGACTTCAGATTTACTTTTCTGAATACCGTTGATCAAAATATGGCGATCTTGCCTCCTTCTACTAAGGGCTATGATAACGCCTCTTTAACCCTTGGCACATTGAACAATGCTGCTGCTGCATCCGTGACTTACTCAACCAGTTCCCAAAAAATTGGTGCTGTTGCCTCGGCGCGATCGATCGCTGGCAAATGGTGGGTAGTCAATAACACCGATGCTGCTGCCGCAACTGTTGCTTAACTTCCGCTTTCTCCGCAAATTTTCTCTAGGTAATAAATTATGGCAGCTGGTAATATTCTCGCGTTATGGAACGCAATTACAGGCAAGCAGGATGTAGCTAGGCTTGACTCTACCACAGGCGGCTTGATTGTACGGGCTTATCAAAGCTTTATCGGTGGCGCGATCGCCGCTAAGACTGCAAACTACACTGTCGGCACTGTTGCCACTGATGTATTTGGCACAGTATTTACAAATGAAGGGGCAAGTGGTGCGGTAACTTTTACCCTCCCTGCTCCAACTTCGGGCGCATACTACTTCTTTGCGGGTGTCGCCGATCAAAATATTACTATTTCTGCGGGTGCAGGACTTGGGATAACTGTGAATAATGCTGCTGCGGCTAGTATCGCTTTCTCAACCAGTTCTCAAAAGATTGGTAGTTTTGCCGTGGCGATCGCGAATGGCACGAAATGGCTATTAGTCAATCTCAGCAATAACACGGCTACTGTGGCATAAGAGGTAATCCCTAATGGAAACAATACATATCCATAGGGACGACTCACCTGATGGGGTTAGGATCAATCTTCGCGATTATGATCCTAACTTTCATCGTTTATGGGTCGCCCCAAAAGTAGAACAGCCAAAAATAGAAACTGTTGAAATTGCGGGCTTGCAAGAGCCTGTTGAAGAAACTCCTGTTGAACCAGTAAAAAGAACTCGCAGAAAGAGAGGTGAATAATGGCTGTTCCCTCTAATTATGCTGCTTTGGTCACAGCGATCGATGCAATTTTAACAACATACGGTTTATCGCTGTTTCAGGTATTCGGTGGGCGATCGACTCAGCCTTCTTTACGCGAACTAATATCTTTGCGATGGAAATTATTTAGTATGACCACACCCGCAAATTATGCAACTTTAATAGCTGAAATTGATGTTGTAATCGAAAGCTACGGGCTAAGCTTGCAAGAAGTATTCGGTGGGCGATCGACTCAACCAACTTTGCAAGAGCTTATAGATTTAAGGTATGAATTATTTGAAGTTGGTGGTTCTGGTGGCATTGACCTTACCGCGCCGCCTACAAACATCGGCACAACTACACCTGTAGCTGTTAATTCAACAATCTTCACAGCACTTCCTGCTAACAATACTTCTGCCCTTATTGCGAGTGGCTCATCGCTCACTGGTAGTAATGCTCAGAGCCTTGTGAATTTAAGCCAGACTTGGAATACTACAGGTACTCCAACCGCAATCTTTGCAAACATTACTGACACTGCTAGTAATGCGGCTAGTAGCTTATTGGATTTACAGGTAGGCGGAATGAGTAGGTTTAACGTCAGGAAATCTGGCACTATCGACATTTCTAATTCTGGTACAGCAGGAGTGCTATTAAACGACAACAGCACTTCTGGTATAAGAGCAAATTCCGGTAGCGGAAATATCAAGATAGGTTCGCTAAATGGTTTTGGGTTGGGTGTTTGGAATAACTTTATCGCAATTCATCCTAGTGCGGGAATAGATACTTGCCTATACCGTGACGCAGCCAACACCCTAGCCCAACGCAACGGGGTAAATAGCCAAACATCACGCCTCTACAAATCTTTCACGGACGTATCTAACTACACTCGTGCTGCATGGCAATTCAACGCTAATGGAATTGCTCTTGCTGGCGAAAGTGCTGGTACTGGTGACGCAAATATATCAATCACTCTTATCCCTAAAGGTACAGGTTCTGTTCGTACCACTGGCAAAATTTACCCTGCTACAGATGCTTTGGCAGAACAAACTGCGACAGGGATATTGGCTGGTACTGGTGCGCCAAATAATGCTAATGGTGATAATGGCGATTTCTATTTAAGAAGTGATGGCGGCGCTCTAACCACTATCTACCAAAAACGGGCTGGGGCGTGGGTTGGAATTGTATAAATAAAGGATAAACAAAAATGACAATCTTAAACTTTTCAATTGATTTTACCGAAGCACAGCTAACAGGTATTGCACAGGCTCGAACTGCTTACAATGCTACGAATGAGGCTCAGCTAACCGACTCTGAATATCTGGAATATGTGTTGCTTGGCGCTGCTAATTCTTATGCTGCTCAGTATTCAGGCTCTGCACCTGTACCACCATCGCCTATTGCGCCGCAATCCCGATCAATCGATATGCGGCGATTATGCTTGGCTTTGGAGCAAATGGAATTGCTAGATGATATTGAGTCCGCGATCGCCGCGCAATCAAGATCAGCACAAATTGAATGGGAATTTGCAACCGATGTCAGAGCCGATCATCCTTTGGTGGTGCAATTGGCTACTGCGATGAGTCTTGATATTGATGAGATATTTGATCTTGCTGAGAGCTTTACTTGATGCGCTAAAATGCCCCTATATCATAAATAGCTATGTCGGCAATGATACATAAAACCATAATCGGGGTAGCTCCTCAGCGCCCCACGCCAGCACCCGAATCGCCGCCCCCTAGGTCGGTCGATCCTTGGGTGGTGCTTCTAATGCTTGCATCAAGCGCGGGGACGTACATCGCTACGCAAGCCCCAAAGCTGTTTAGTAGTCCCCTGTTTGCCAAGGTCGCGCAAACAGCGATCGCCGATCATCAGGCAAAAACTTCTCTCGAAGTCGCGACTGAATTAACCCAGAATAATCTGCAAATTCAGCAAACCGAGGCAAAGATTGATGAGCGCCAAGATTTGATTGATTTGCTTAAGCAGGTATTGCTCGAAACCCAGAAAGGGACTAATGAGCAGCAATCGCAAATATTGACCCTATTCGGGCAGATGATGGCATTGCAAGCAACCCATGCTAAGGCGGCTGAATCTCAGTCTGCGATCGCCGCCCGATTGGAAACCATAGCTACAGCGATCGCTGAATCAATTACAATTTTGAATCTCAGTTCAGCCCGTAGCCAAAAGGAAACTACTGAGATACTAAAGAAAGTTGCGGACGGGCAAGAAATTACCCACGAATACGTGGCAAGCTTAGCAGGTGAATTGCGGGTCAAGCTTGCCGATATTGAGAAGACGATCGTCGATGCGATTAACGCAAAAAAATGAGCTACCCAAATTTGAGTAGCTCATTTTTTTATTTAAATTTTGAAAATTTATTTTCAAGGAATTGGCAAATATTCGGCTCGCCTTTGTGAATGCCAATCTCGGTAATAAACCCTTCAGCGATCGCCGCCTGTTTGAGGCGCTCAATCGTGCCTTTAGGCAAGCGTAGATTAAGTTGGGCGCGATCGCCCTCGCCTTTGGGTCGCCCCTTGCGCTTAGGGGCTAGGCTAAAAAATCGTTCACATCTAGATACTCGCAGCCTAGGTTAGCGGCAAATTGGCGATCGCTATCTCTGCCATTGGCATAGGCTGGATTGCCTGATAGATCGCCTATGTAGTGGGTGATCTTTCTGCTAAACACAGTTTGAGCAACAAACCCCATTCCTGCACGGGGTTTGCGAAAATTCAAAAGGTGATCATCAAAGTATGTCCACCCTTGTTCTTTTGTGCGCCCCCAGCAACTTTCCCCTTCATCAGGGCAAAAGAAAGCCCCAATAAAGTTAGGCTGTTGTGCCATAAGCCAATCAAACTGAGCTTTGACCACTTCGAGCGTGGTGTAGCCATGTGAAATACCAGCCTGATTGCTGATAATAATCGAGTTTTTTGGCACTCTAGCAAGGACTTCTTCAATCAAGGGCATTTCTGCACCTTGATAGTTTTGCGGGTGTCCTGCGGCGAAATTGCCGAGTTTCCCAGCCAATACTCCATCGCGATCAAAAGCGTACATATTTATTTACTCCTCATTGGCGGCGAAAAGTTCCCACAGCGCACGGGAAAACCACTCCTCTGCTTTTGCCGAAGCAAAAGATATGGTGTCTTCGTCAAAGTTTTTTTCAATAGGATCAAAGAATTGAGGCTGGCAAATTGCCTCTTTCATGATCCGTTCTGCGGACCTTCTGTCAGGAACGGAAAAATTTTGGCATACTTTCCCATCTAGGAATCGCGTAACTACCCCGTTTTCTACTCGCTCAATGGGGTAGCGCCACGGCGATGGGATTGGATTACTGTCTCGCTGTTTTTTTACAATCCAGTCTGACTCAGCCAAGATGTCGGCGGCTGCATCCCAATTGGCTCCATTACACCAATAAACGGTGTCTAAGCCTTTTAGGAAATGCTTGTTTTTTTGCCCCAAAGCAAAACTAATTGCTTTAGGGCAGCCAAAAATTACGGCTATTAAACACCCTGCCAAGCGCGGGTGAAGCTGATTGATTTGCTCCATTACCTTTGCTTCTTCTTTGCTCAGCAGAGGCAATGCACTTAGGCGGTTTCCTTTCCCTGCAAGAAGATCATCTAAGATGATCTTCTCCCTATTCAAGAAGAATAGATCGTATTCTTCTTGCACCCGTTGGGTGTCGATGGTCAGGGTTGTGGCTGTTCGTTTCCTATCGCCTTGCCACGTCCATGTAGCAATTGGCGCGTAATGTTTTTCTAATTCGGGCATTTGCGCCTCCTTGACGCTAATTTAATTGCCTTTCGGCAATGCGATCGCTAGGACTCGAACCCAGCTTATAAGCAATCTTTTCGCCTATGATGTTGCCCTTGGATTGATACTGAGAGGTGATCAAGCTCTCTTTCTCATGGTGCGTCCGTTTTGTCGCACATCCTAAACAATAGGTACTTCTTCCTAAAGGAATTTTCGCTACGTGGGACTCGATCCCACTTTTAAGGCTACTTCGATTGCTAGACCCTTGCCTTGGTTAAGGGATCGCACGGCGGGTTGGTGTACCGCCACGCTCTGCCAGATGCAGAGACGGCTCCTTTTGTTTTAAGCCCGTGGAGTCAGGGCTAGCAAATTAATCAAAAACTCCTTTTCTAAAATCGTTTTTGATGCTTTCAATTTCTGTTTGCAAAGCGCGAATCTTTTCCTGAACAATGGACTCATGAGGACGAGCGCCATTGAAGAGGACAACATCAGCAAACACTCCTCTAATGATGACGGTGTTTGCATCAGCCCATTTTTGCTGATGTCTTGTCACCCTAAAAGGGCAAACTTGAATGCTGGGGCAAATTCTTTTTAATTCATCCCAGCATTCATTTGGTACGAATGCCCTTTTGAACGGAGTTAGTAGGCTCCCATCCATCAGTTCTCGAAACTTGGGGTGCGTTGTGATGATTTTTACGATCTCCGCTTTTTGGGCGAAAGTCAAAGGTTTAACGGGTTTTGCACCCAATTCTTGCACCCATTTAATTTCTGTCTCCAATCTAGCAATTGTTTCTTTCGCCAAGTTGAATCGCCGAATTTCTTCAGCTTGTTTTGCGGCTTCAGTATCCGCAAGTTTTTTCAGGATGTCGCCTAATGGCTTAGAGAAATCCAATCCATTAGGCGAATCGTAGCGGTGTGCCATGATTAAATCGTGGCGCTGGTTTGGCTTTAGCGATTCCCAGACCGCTCCATTTTCTTGAAGAATGGGCAACAACGCTTGATCATACCGAATCCACTCTTGTTTCCCTTTCCACTTTATTTCAATGGTTTTTTCACAATTTTGGCACAGCCCTTGAATTCCTTCAATTTTAATTTCAGTCATTGCTTGCCTCCTTTCGTTTTTCAATTTAACCTTATGTAAATCATATTAAGCGCTTAAATATAATTTGTCAACCCCTAATTTAAAAAAAATAGCGATCGCCTCAAATAGGAGCGATCGCTAATCAGGATGGGTTAGGGGCTGATGATTTGGCAAGCCCTAGGCAGAAAGGTTCCGCCGCTTTCCACTTCCCAAAAGGTAGCGCCAAGATACTGCACTTCCCTTTTAAATATTCCTTCCCTGCGGATGGCACGGGCGTTGTCAACTTCAATAACGCGATCGCCTATGTTGGGGGCTACGATAGGCGATCGCGTGGGGAAAGGCAAATCAGGCTGAATGAACACTTTTTTACTCATCGTCATCATCTGGATCGGGATATTCTTGATCTAGATTGCCAATGATTTTTAAGATTTCATATTCAACTCGTTCTTTCTCTCCACGACTTAAATTGACTGGAATAAAATCAGGTTTAGAGAACTCTGGAATATTCTTGATGCACAGATCGCAATAGGCGATCGCTCTTTCGAGTGAATAGGTGTGCGATTCATGTAATAGCCATCCTTGCCAAACGATGGTATAGGGATAAGTGCAAAGAGGATCGCTGGGAGCTTGTACAACCTTCAAGGTTTGATTGGTGTAAAAACAGCGCCATAATTCGGCTGTTTTGATGCGTTGTGGTGGCAAGCGATCTCCAACAAATTCGCTCCACAAATCATCGTCATGGTGAATATAGTCATCGGGAAGTTTCTCGACTAAAACTACTGCGGTCTGACGGGCTAAAGAACAGATCATTTAACTAATTCCAATAGTGATAATTTATTTTACGCAAGGGGGATTAGATGGGTACTGAGTGCGCGGATCGCTACAACTGCGGGGATCTTGGGAGTAAGCGAGCGCCGCGATTGGGAATAGAAATAAAACGGAAACTGCGAGAGATAGAATTTTCATGCTATTAGACTCCTTAGATTTGTAATTAGAACTTCGTGCGCTTTGCTTGGCAGTGCTTGCCAATTGGGATAATTCGATTGATCGCGATCGCGGTATTTCTGTACAAAAGCTTCAAGCCTTGGCGCAATGTCAAATTCAATTTGCATAAGCAAATCTTTGATATTTTCAATTTTGCGATCGCGATCGCTGACTGCGGCGGCAAATTCAACAGCCACATTTTTAGGTGTGCGCGGGGTGCTAATCATGATTCGCCAATCGTGGTAACTGCGATCGTGTAGCCATTCGCAACACTCGCGATTTAGGTTTGTCGAAAAATTAGCGCGGTAATCGGTGGCGCTAACTGGTCGGGGCAACCCTTCGCCACTGCCTTTCGCCTCACGAATTTGGTTGTTATACCAAACATCGCGTTCGTCCTGCGACATTTCATAGGCTTTTAGCAAGGCTTGCCCTGCGGCGCAATCGTAGCGCTGGCAGATATACGGTACGATATCGCCTTGCGGGGGGATGTCAACCAATTCGTTTAAGTAGGGGTTACTGACTTTGCCTGAATCTTGGCAACAAAAACACTTTGCGGGGGGCGCAATTTCACGCTCAATAAGGGGCGTAGATCGAAGCGTTGCTTGTATTTTGCTCATTTAGATATTTCTCCCACTGGTCATATGACCATGTTTTTTGTTCTTCCGTCCAGGTTAGAGGATTTGGTTTTAGCAATCGGGGGCGATTATCCTTTTGCGGTTTTGGGGGGCTAGAAGCCTCTGTTTTTTTCAACTTGATGTATTCCTCATAAAGGATCTTGATCTCGCCCCTACGCTTTAAATTAAACTGCCCTGACGCAATATTTTTTGCAGCGTCTGCCATATCAGGTTCCCACTCGCCTTTTTTGGCTGATGGAAGTTTTTGCAAGCGATTAAGCACAAACTCTCGAAAATCAATATCTTGCGCTAATTCGCCACAATCAATCTCTGATGGTTTCCAATGCATCTCAAATTTTTCAATATCAGAAATTTCTGAATGCACGCGCACACAAGAATTATTTATGTGTGGATCTTGTTTAATCTGATCTGATCTGATCTGATCTGATCTAATCTCCTCTTGTCTACCGCGTGACATCGGCGTGACATCGGCGTGACAAGGCGTGACATCTTGAGCTTTAGCTAACTTGTCACGCTCTCGCTGTAAACGTTTGCGCTGTTTTGTAGCTTCAGGATGATCACTAGGCTTGTCATATTGCCTTTTATCCCAATTTCGGATCAAAATTTCGTCTTGGCTGAAGTCGATAAACCCTTTAACTTTGAATTTAGCCTTTAAAGTCCTCCAGTCTTCTGGCTGCATTTCAAGCTCAAAAGCAATATCATCATCGTCAAGCCCTGCAATAACTCCGCGTGTTTCAGATTCACTGGCAAGGCATAGCAAAATAATAAATGCGTACCTTTCAGCAACTGGGAGTCGCTTAATTTTGGGGTCATTTCTAAACTCTGAGTGAAGTTTGAACCAAGTCATTTTACTCATCCCTTCACCTCACGGGCGGCGATCGCCTCTTTGCAATTATCAATTTGCGCTGCGGCATTAAGCCAGAATGGGTCAGCGCTGGAAAACATTGCGCCATCCCCAAAGTCTTGAGCGATGTCTGCTATCACTTCTAGCAGACCAGTGACTCCCGCCGATCCCATCATTGATCGCAATGTGGAGCGATACTTTTGATATAGGGCGGGATTTCTTTCTTTGAGCATCATCCCTTCACCTCGCGGGCGGCAAAAATAGAAGCCTCAAACTCATCAGTAATGATTCCAGACTTCAAACAGATTTCTTGGTACTTCTCTTCAGTAAGAGGAATAGCGCCAAGTTGTTTGGTAATCAAAGCGCGAGTAGGGAAGCTTTGTACCCCACAAACGGTTAGCCTTTTAGCCATTCTTCACCTCACGGGCGGCGATCGCCTCGCGATATTCAGGATGGATATTCATCGGCTGCAAAGCCCAGCTATCCCAATCAGAATATTTGTCTAAGCATTTTTGGCAGATCGCAAAACTAGGATCAATGCCATCAGAAACGATCCCTTCAAGGGTAAAAAGATTTCCCTCTTGCACCCATTTTTTACAGCGATCGCATCGCTCTTTAGTTTTCATCCTTTCACCTCCCTAGCGGCGATCGCCTGATTTAGCAAACGGATAACAGTAGCCTTTAGGGTGCGATCTTCAGCCTTTGCTAAGGCTTTTAGATTTTCCATTAGCTCTTTGTCGATTTCTACGACTAGTTGCACTATGCCTGTTTTTTCTTGGGCAGAGCGATTTAGAGCGGGGTCGAAATACTTGATAAGAGCATTCTCGACACTTGGGAGTAGGTCAGCGTCCAAAGCAAGATACGCGATTCTAACTTGCCCCATAGCTTTTAATGCTTTGGTTCTGTGATGTCCTTGCCACCTTTGATTTAGGTTTGCAGTTCTTCCAATGTACTGAATAGTCCTTTGAGAATCGATCGCAAAATAAATGGCGGCTTCGTTTGGCAGTTCTGATTTTGACCCTAGGGGGACGCTTGGGAGTGAAGATAGATCTAGTGGCTGAGGATCAATCATGCTACACCTCCTAATTCCGCTTTAGCAATTAACTCGCGCATGGCTCTACGCAATTCCTTGGACAAATCGGTGTCAAGCTTTAAAGCTGCCTTGTTAGCATCTTCTCGCAAAGACTTAGGGGCTTGGAAATTTACTATAACTTTTGGCTCTGAATTAGTCATACCTTATTTCTAATGCAATAATTAAAGTATCGCTCTTTATTTCCTATAGGTCAAGCCCCAAAATCCCTTATAGATAATCGCTATGCAATAGATAAAACTCTATGATTGCTGGCAATAAAAAGCGATCGCTGTAGGAAGCGATCGCTTTATTTTTACTCTCTGCCTCTAGTTAATATCTGGCTAATTACCAGTCCTGCATCATGCCAAGCGATGAGTTCTTCCACTCTGCCAAAGTTTTTGCTGCGAATAACCCAAAAGCAATCTGACTCGTAAAACGTTTTTGCTCCCAGTCGCTTGCCTGTACGTTGGGCAAGCTGCTTTACGCTATCAGGGGCATCGGCAAAAACTTTTACCTTATTGAGTTCGACTTCGAGAGTATCGCTATCCTTGACGAACTCAACTCGAAATACATAGCTTGATTCGGTTTCACAATAGGCGATCGCGTGGCGCAATGGCTCCGCAAACTCATCCAGTTCATCTCGCAGTGACTCTGCGTAAGACTTTAAGTTTATTCCAATCATCCAATCATAATCCTGCTATTAATTTTTGATACATCAAGGGCGGTACTGAATTGCCGATACCCTTCCCGTCTAGCGACTTCTTGCCACTCCATTTGTAATCATCGGGGAATGACTGCAAACGTGCCAAGCAAGGAATGTCTAAGGCTTTGATTTTGGCATTTTCTAGCAGTGCATTAGCCCTATGCCAATGTCCGTCCTGCCCCATAGCTCTCAGCGTCCAACATGGCTCATCGGCGGCGCGGGTCTGTAAGGGGCGATCGCTTCTTGCCCCTGTGTTTTCAAGAAGCAATGGCAAATCGCTTTCATCGTATGGAGCTAATGCCCTAATCTGCCAATCAGCCAGCTTACTATCAGGCAAATCATGCACCTTATCTTTAATTGCCTTATACCATCCAATATGTTTTTTAGGCAGTGGTAACGCGGGGATAAAGCCACCCTTTACCGCGATTAAGATTAAGCGGCGGCGCGATTGGGGAACGCCAAAATCAGCAGCATTTAGAACTTGATGATTTATCCAGTATCCTTGCGAGTAAAGCATTTCAACGATGATATTGAACGCTTTGGATTTGCCGTATGCCTGAACATTCTCAAGGGTGAACGTGGGCGGCTGTAGTACTTTGATAAATTCTGCGACCTTTCGGGCGCAGTCGACATCTAGCTGCTTCTCACCTTTTTTCGCGTTCGCAGTTGAGAAAGATTTGCATACAGGCGATGCGTGTAAAACATCTACTTTCTCGAACTTCATAGGGTTAGCGTCTAAGATGTCCATGACATGGCACTTGCCGCCAATATTTGCCTCATGTAATTCAGCTAATTGAGGGTCAAATTCCACTGACTCGCAAGGCTCAAACCCTGCGGCGATCGCGCCTAAATCGCAACCGCCGATCCCTGAAAACAATGATGTAAATATTGGCTTACCCACGGTGATGCTCCTCACGCAAAAGCTCATCAATAATGTTTTTGAGCGCTGATTGAATGTGACCACGCAAAATGTAATTAGCTTCAGGCAGTGGATAGATTACAATTCCAGAACGAATATGTGTACGATTCTCTGAAATTGGACAATAGAAAGCTCTGATACTAATCATCGCTGTTATCTCCTTTGGGCGCGGGTTGCTTTTTGGGAATAGGCTTAGCGATTGGAGTAGATGGTTTAGGCGTAGTCGGGGGCTTTTTAGCAGGTAGAAAAGGCTCAATTCCTGCAATCATTTGATAGCGTAAATGGCTCATGGTGCGATCGCCTCCTCTATGGGCAGGTAAAATGCAATTTTATTTTCAACGCAAGCCCTGCGAAAAAGATTGAAATCGCAATTAGGAATGTAAATATACATAGTTCCTCTTGCGGAAACAATCAAAGTATTCTCTGGGATGCCAGTAGTTGCAATATCTCTAACAGCTTCGCCATTGTGAATATATTCAACCCAGCAAGCCAATCGTTTCTTTTTGGCTTGCTCCCAAGCTTTTTCGTAATCTCGGCTTAGTTCAAATTTCATGGTGCGATCGCCTCCTCGGTTAAATCATCGGGCGAACAATTCAATGTATTGCAAAGCAAAACTACTGTTGCAAACTGTTTAAAGCCTGATCGTTCATTCTCCCAATTGGCTACAGTATTAACCGTTACGCCTAGCATTTTTGCTAGTTCGCTTTGGGAGATACCAAGGCGATCGCGATGAGTTCTGATATTGAGTTTAATCATGAATTACCTCTTTTTGAATTTTTTCAATACAGGTAATAATTTGAACTTGCTCAACTAAATAAAGATCTCTTGGAAATGATGTCCAATCGATCAATGTTGCCGCTAGGGCTTCGCAAACTTTTTGCGACACTTCTTTTGATGGAATGCCGCTAACAATTAGCGATTTTTGGGCAAATACACTAAAAGTCCCATCTAGTGTTTGCCTGATTTCAAATTCAGTCATTTCTTGATACCTCTATTATAAATTCTGGATATAAAACAACAGCCTTAGCAAACTGCTCTCTATAGCTATCGCCATAGGGCGCTTTGTCAAAGCCGAATAGCATGATGTGTCCGCGATCGCAGATCTCTTTATGCTCAATCAATTCTCCAGATAAGCGAACCGCAAGGGCGATCGCTTCATGGGAATAGGTTGAGCATAGGATTTTAATTTGGGGCATTGATATCACCCCACTGAATTAAAACCCCTTCAAAGGGCAACCCGTAGCTTTTTTCAATGTACTGGATTAGATCATCCCAATTGTCAAAACCATCGGCGATCGCAAAGGTATCTAAATGGACTTTAACCATTTGAGATTCATATGGCATAACATAGCCATTTCTCATGATTTGGATATGCTTGACGCTTGTGCAAGTAGCCTCTCCTAATTTTTCGCAATCTTTGGGTGATTGCTGTTTCCAGAAAAGGTAAAGCTTGTCGCCTGTGGCGATCGCCCGTTTGCGAACTGACCTGATGGTTTGGCGCTTCGCGCCGCTTATGATTTTGTCTTTAAAGACTGAAAATGATAATGCTGGCATTTATTTCTCCTTGAGCAGTTCATTGTTTTTACCCTGCGATGCTTTGAGACCTAGCCTTAAAAGGTTTTCAATAACCACGCATGGGAATACTTTTGACTCTACTGCGATTCGATTGATTTCCAACTTAAGATCCTCATCAAGCATCAATGTTGATCTCTTTCTTGCCATGCTAATCCTCGCGATTTGCTTCTTCGTAGGACATGGGCGGTGCATAGTTTGCTTTTGCCTCTTGAATGTTTCCGCCTTCTCCGACTATTGCACCGTCTTCCCATAGAGTGAATCCCTCTTTGGTTTTTTGGACGTAGATGCCACTTACTCGCGATGAGTAATTAGCTGGTGATAATGGTTTTCTTTTTCTCATTGAATTACTGTAACTCTGTGTTTAGTATTGCATACTTACATACTTATGCAACTATAAACAGCTAATGCTAATCGCCATAACCATAGACGCTACTCTATGCGATATTTATATAAAGATGCGGATTATATGGCTTGCTGACCTTGTAGCGTGAAAAAACATAGGGGAGATCCCCAAATTGAAACCTATGTATATATTCTTGAGAGGGAGAAATATTTTTGCAAAATATTGGGGTGATGTCGGCGGCGGTGTTGTTTATCGGAATAACTGGAAACATATTTGAGAAGAGATCCTTTATTCCGTAGCAGATAACCTAAAAACCGCGCGGCAAGGCAAAAAAAGAAAAATTTTTTTTAAAAAAAGAGGTGAAAAACATCTGAAATTCACTTCCGCTTTAGGGTTGGATTTTGGCACAAAAAAAGATCGCCTATTGCTAGGCGATCGCTGTAAGAGATAGAAGTTTATGCAGTTCGGCGATCTTCCTTCGCCTTAAACTCTAGAACCTCGCCATATGGTGCGGGTGCTTCCTTGCTGCAAGTCATGATGCTGGCGTTGTTTTTGCCTAGTGAGCCGATCGCGATGACGGGCTGATCTTGAATAGAATCAATAGCGATCGTGAGGTCGCGATCTTTGTCGGCGGTCTTGATGACCTTGATTAGATTGTCAATCTTGATCTTTGCCTGTTGGTCGGAATGGGCGGCGATCGGTAGGGTGAAGCATAGAGTATTGGCAATATATTCATAGCTAAGAGAAAAGCTTAAATGCGCCTCCCTTCCTTCGCTGTGTTGGTATCCGTAACCCTTGCGAAACCATGAGCTAGGCGCGATTGCTTGGTGATAGCTGACATACTGAGTGATTGGGGTGGCGATCGCTAGTGCGTAGTAGTACAAGTGTGTGGGGGTGGGTGTGTTGATTTCGTAACGCTCTGTCTTGCTGTCGGTGGTGAAGCATTTTAAAATTAGCTCCTGACCTCGAATATAAAGATCGATTGTGTCGCTACCCATCGCCTTAGCAATTTCGAGATTAGAGATTAAGGCGGCGCGATAATCGCGATCTAATACTGCCGCTTCTCCTGTCGCCTTGGGTAATTCGGGGTAATTACCCTCTAATAATTTTGAGGTGATCACGATGTCGCCGATCTCCATTGAAATATTAAAAGCATCATGAGTGATCATTAATTCGCGATCGCTTTTAGTCTTCAAAATCTCGAAAAATTTAGTAGGGATTGTGATATCACAGTTAGGCGCTGTAACTTTAAACTCTGCCTGTGCTGCCTTGTGTCCGTCTGTGCCTGATAGGGTTGCCACGTTGTCGCGGACCTTCAGGTTTGCACCTTGAAGCATTCTTGAGTGATGATTAGTTTTGATCGCTGGTTTAACAGTCTGCCACGCTTTTAAAAGCTTAGACTCCCATAATGTAAATGATTCGCCTTTGACTTCTGGCAAGCATGGAAACTCTGCGGGGTCAATTGTGGCGATCGCGTTGCTGCCTGTGCCTGTAATTTGGATCGCGTCATCGGTGGCGGTTAGCGAAAATTTATCCAACTTCGCTGTAAACTTCTTGAGCATTTCCCCGTTTGTGCAAAATACGGGGGTGTGGGGGATCTTGATACTGATCGCAGTTTCCAGGTCAAAAGCTTCTAGGGTGTTGCCTGTCGATTTGATGCAAGCCAAAACGGGGTGTGATGGGCGTTTGCTGACATACTTTGCTGCTAGGGCGATCGCTTCTTTGATTAACATGGCTTTGGTTGGGTGGTTGGGGTTTACTGGTCGGGGGCGATCACCATAGGATAGGCGATCGCTAGTGGGTGGTTAAAGTTTTCCTAGTAGCTCGATCGCCCTACGAACTTCAGCGCGATCAAGTAATTGGCATAGCTCAAAATCTTCGCTGGCGGCGATAACCCTGAGCTTGCCTTGAGCTATCCTGCGAAATAGCTCTGAAACATTGGCTTTACTGCCATATATGCAACCGTGGGCGATCGCTATGGCTTCTAAGGCTTTGCTATCAGCTTCGCAGACTGATAGCGTGATTGATTCGTTCTTTTTTGTCATTGTTTGGCGCGGTGCGATCGCGCCTTTACGCTATAGGTATTACTGCAAGCAGATCTCAACTTCGTGACCTTTGTCATTTAGATAAGGTGCAAAGGACTCCTCATCTTCTGCGAGTGAAATGCAAACATCGTTTACGACTTCTGACAAATTCTCGAACTTGTCAAAATCCCATGAAACTTGATGCTTAAACCATAGTGATCTCATCGAATTTTTTTGAATCATCGTGCGAACAATTTGTTCGATGGGCTTTGCGCCTGATTCAATCGAACCGTATTGAGTAGCTTGATATCTAGCTTCTTCGTCCCATGCCGCTTCTTGATCGCGGCGCTCTTGAATTTTTTCTGACCAGTCCATAATATTTAAATCTCCGTATAATTTGGTTTACCGTGGAAACTGCCTCTAAACTCAATTCCCACTATTAAATATTAGCAGTATCCGTACAGAATAGCAATACTTTTTAAAAGATAGTGTCCGTACACTAGAAAAAATCATCTTGCGGCGGCATGGGCTTTGCCGATCGCAACTCGATCAAATACTGCTGCAATTCATCAGAGCTTAGCTTCTCGCGGGGCTTATTCCAGCGAACTAAGCAATGCTCGGCTTTGCCAAGATTAAGGCGTGTGCAATGCACGTCTAGCTCTGAAAGGATAGAGCTAAGATCAATAGGCTCTGCTGGTGGGACAACTAGCTTTGATTTCTTTTCAGAAAGCAGTTCGCTGGCTTCTGTGGCGATCGCTGGTACTGATAGAAATACCTGCCAAATTGCGGGGGTTTTGATTTTTTTATACAATTCTTCAAAATCCTTGAGATTGTTACAGGCGGCGATCGAGATCTTGAGCTTGGCTAAGTACTTTGCGGGGTCGGGCGGTGCTTTGGGCTTAGGTGCTGCCTTGCTACTGCATTCCAAATTAAGATTGATCGCGCCCGATCGCGCCTCACATCGCCACAAACTGATATCTATTTCGATGTCCCCGTTTGAGGCATTGAGAAGATCTTGGATCATGGCGCGATCGATTAACAGATAGCCTTTATAGCTTGGCTGGCTGTCTTCGGTTTTCTCAAATCTGAATAGCGTTCCCTTGTTTGGGCGTTTTTCATATGCCATGTTTTTTTCTCCTGATAATAGTTAACCGATCGCTGGTGTGCGATCGGCTGTGAGTGATTAAAACTGCAAGCGGTTTTGTACTATTGCAAAAGCTTCTTTGATTACTCGATGATTTTCTGGATAAGCTTTGTAAGCTTGCTGTCTTTGAGTCCATTCGATTAGTTCATCTAATTGATCCTCGTCTTTGCAGCGATCGCAAGCACCAGAAAAAGCGGCGAAAAAATCTGACCATACGGGCTTTGCTGTAACATCGATCGCTGGTGGTAGTTGGGCGATCGCGTCAACATTTGCGAGTTTGCGGGGTTCGTAAATCGCCCCAATTTCTGCATACTTGGCGGCGCTAATAGCGCGATCTATCTTTTGCTGATACTGCGGATCAATTGATAGATACAGTAAGTTTTCTTCGCCCCTAAATTGTTTCTGGGCTGTGGTTTTCGTGATCATGCGTGGCGATCGCGACAAAATCAACGGGGCGTACTTCAGAGATGCGCCACATAAGGCAAGCTCGGCGGCGATCTCTTGCAGTTGGCTCTTCAAAAAAACAATATCGTTAATTGAGGTGGTTGAAAGTTCGATATTCCCTGAGTAACCCATGTATCTAAATTCAGGCATCCCAAATTTAATTAGGGCTGAGGCTCTGCACTTATCGCAACCTTTGGGGCTATTAGGTGCGCGGCAAGGCTTAGGCTCGTTGAGGTGATAAACTCCGCGATCGTCTCTCCACTCGGTAATAGTTTCTCCATCGCACTTAGTTTTTAAAAGACCTCCTGTGCCAAATTCTGAGTACCAATCATCAATCAGTTGATCAATGTTGTCATGTTTGAAAAAGATTTGAATTTCTTTGGGCTGATCGCCGTAGAATTGTTCCCAAATTTCCGCCACTCTCTCGGCGCTAACTCCAGGGGTGGGGACAAATCTAAAGTAATTTAGGTTTGCCCCTGGGCGGTTGCCTGTTTTCTCTGCCCCTTTGAAAATCTTGCCAATTGGCTGCACCCTTGGCGATCGCTCGGTGGGGCTGTATCTTTTAATTGCCATAATTTTTTGCTGAATAATTGAACATGATGCGCGATCGCCATATAGAATCAATGGCGATCGCTGAAAACTAAAGGCGGCTAACTCTCCGCTTTAGTTCTTCGCGGGATAGTGAGGCGATCGGGCGGTTGGCAGATTGCATTTCGGCGATCGCTTTTTCGACTGCTATCTTTTGAGGAATTGCCCCCGTGCAAAAGCGATCGGGTTTGCAGTCGATCCAGAATCTGTAATAGAAAGCGCGATCGCTTTTTAGGAATGCTTCCATATCATCCATGTTGAATGATCGAAAAGAATGCTCATTGTAAATAAAATCTCTGGCGATCGCGATCGCAAAGTTTTTTTGCTTCTCGCTGACTGCGGTTGCTGCTAGACGCGGATCATTTAGAAAGAAATAGCGGATATCACTAATCCTTCTATTTGCTGCGTAAGCAATATCGTAATTAGGTAGCATGATTTTTTGTGGGTGGTTGGGTGGAGTTTGCTGCCTTCACTTTTGACTGGCGCTGTAGGCTACGGCGCGATCGACTATGCTGCAATCAATTCGCGATCTTCACTGTTGATTGATTCGCAGATGTCGTCAATCTCGGCGGCGATCGCTTCGGGAGCAATAGAAACTCCGTAATATTCGCGCAACTTGTAGGCTATAAGATTGGGATCTTGACCTTGCAGATCTCGCAGTGCCAATAAAATCAAAGCTTCGATGCGTTGCTGGGTTGGGTATGTCATGGGTTTAAATCTTGATAGGTTGATCGCGTGTTTGATTTGTTTTTGAGTTTTGCCACTGCCTCGGCTTCTAAGCGATCACGGTCGATTGCTATTTGGCAGTAATGCAGGGCGATCGCTCGTTGCCTTTTGATGGCTGCGGCGATCGCTGGATCTTGTTGTGGGATGGCGAAAATATCAAGTTGTTTCATGTGGTGGGGACTGGGTAGGATTTTTGAAAGCCTCCCTTTTCGTAATGGAGATCAAGGGATCTCTTTTTTGCCTTGGCGATCGGTATCGGTGTAGGCTGTAGCATGGCTTTTATAATCCCGTTGCTTTCGGGAATATCCGCCATATAAGGCGGGAAAATTGATACTTTTAATGGCTCCAATTAAAAATCCTCGCTAGTTGGTTGGGTTTTGCCTTTCGGCTATGCCCGATCGCTCCGCTCTGAGGTGGCGATCGGGCGATCGCTGGATCTAGAGTGTGGCTCTGTTGGCTAGGCGATCGCTGATCAAGCCGTCCTTGTGGATCGAGTTTAGCCAATCCACAAAGCAGCATCTAATATCTGTGCTGTAATCTTTTTGACGCTTGCGGGTTCGGTACTCGCTTGTAAATTGTGGGTGTGCTTGCCAAAATGCGGCGCGGATCTCTGTAATGGTTTTCATGGTTTTTTATAGTTGGTGTCGGTGGGGGTGAGACTAGAAAAATGATTTGGCTTCGTTGCCTTGGGCGATCGCCTCTGCATCCGACAGCCGCGCTAGGCGATCGCGCTGTAAGGATAGAAGCGATTCATAGCACTGACTAGCATTACGGTATCCGTACCGCTTGCCTTGCTCAAAAGATGAGCCGTCTCTAAATAAAATTGCAGTTCGCGCTAGCGCGACTTTTAAAATCCCTGCTAGATCTTGGCAATCTTCCCATGATCGTTTAGTGGGGCGCTGGCGTTTGGGCTTACCTCCGAATAGTTGCGCCGACGCATCTACTGGCATCCCGCCGTATCTTGCATCGACTGCGATAAATTGATGCTCTTTCCAAAAATCTTGCATAATGCTTTATACTCCTAATACTGCCTTTGGTTGGGTGGTTTTGCCGATCGCTTTTATAGGCGATCGGCTTTGAATTTTAGATGATCGTTAATACCAGGCTGTCCAGATCCCGTTAAGGTAGCAGCTTTTTAGCGGTGCGGCTGGGTAGCGACTGAACTTTTTAAAATAGGCATTGCACAGATCGGCAAAATGTGTAAATGTTTGAGTCCCCAGGATGTAGTTAGTCATTTAAAATCTCCAAAAATAGCTGAGGTTTTAGGCGGTGGTTGCCTTCGCTTTGCGCTGTAGGCTGGCGGCGCGATCGGGTGGTTAGTGCGTGATTTCGTAAAGATAATCGCAGGTATCTTGTGCGAAATTACTAAAATCCCGTGCATAGATATCCATGAGAGACCCAAAACAATCCTCAATGAATAAGCTGAAATTGTGTAGATCTTGGATTTCGGCTACCGCTTTTACTCTTATTAGGTGAAGGTGAATCATTTGATTTGCTCCGTTGCTTTATTCATTTGGTGTGATACCATTGTAGCCATGTTTACATGGCTTGCATAGGGGTTTTAGATTTGTATAAGCGATCGCTTTGCCTTGCCTTAATAAGATTTGCTTATACCGTGTAAACATGGCAGTATTAAGCGCTAGAATAGCGCTAATAAATTTATATAGAATGTATGGCTAAAGTTGTTAATGGCGATCGCGGTCTGTTTGCGCCGATCTCTGGATCGTCCACTTTTACCGCTACTGGTTCCCGTGTTTTTGCTTTTCGTGATGCTGGCAAGAGTGCCGATATTTTGGGCGCTATGGAGTCGGGCGATCGCGGGGATTTTATTCGGGCGGCGATCGCTGAGAAGTTAGAACGCGATAGTTCCAATCAAGAAAATTGTCTTAGGGAAGGATAGCGCGGCGCTGTCTAAGTTTGATTATGTCTGAGCGATCGCCTATGCTGTAGCTGAAAATTTCGGGCGTTCTTTTCTCACGAACGCAACGCACCCATCCGCAGGATGAACAGCTACAGGCGTACGGCTAACGCAGTCATAGAACTAGCAAAACCCTGGAGCGTCATTTTGCTATTTATAGATTATTGGCTGTCTAAGTTGCGACGCTCGTTTTGCGGCAACTAAGCAAGACGCTAGATTTAGCTTTTGCAACAATATTGTACCGAAGCGATCCCATAGCAAGGCGTGAGATAAGTTGCCCGATATTGCATAAGTTCGCAGAAGCTCATAGAGCGCGATAGCGCGGCGCTGTGCAATATGTTGAGTTGCACGCCTAGCGATCTACTCTAAATTGGCGATCGCCGCCACTGCCAGAAATCCAAGGGCGATCGCCATATTGATATTGTTCTCCCAGATTAGATAGGCGATCGCAGTCCACAGCAATATTTTAATCAGCATCTAATCGAGCCTCAATAGCGGCGATGCGTATTTCGAGTGCAGTTAAGCGATCGCTTAATTCTGGTTGTTCAGGGCAATCTAAGCCTTTTCGCAAAGCATCAACTATTACCGTATTGATTTTTAGGTCTGGGCTTGACTGCTGAATTTCTAATATTTTTTCATCAACATCATCGGGAATCCTGATTGATCGGACTGGCATATAGCACCTATTACAACATAGACACAAAATACACTACAAACCTATTGACAGCACACATTACATTAGTGTAGTGTCTTTTGTAGTTGCTCCATGAATCAATCCATGAAGCACACCATGAATCATTGACTTAATGAACCATGAGCTATTCTCAAGTCCAAGCAGAGATTACGATCGCGCAATTTACAAGCGCTTTTGATATTCCCCGATCTAACTTCCAAAGATGGCGTGATGCTGTTTATTCGGGCGTGGGTGAATCGCCTTACACCAAAGACGAACTCAGGATCATTATTGAGGAAGGGATTAGGCAAAGCCAAAAAGCTGTTGGCGCAACCCGTAATCGCAATATTCAAAAACTAAGCAGGATATTAAATCAGTTATGAGCAACTACAAATCCAAAGCCGAGATCAAAGCTGAGCAACAAGCACAGCAAGGAAGATCAAGCAATACAGCTACCCTAGACCGCCCCATTACCGAAGAAGTTAAGACGATTTTTCTGGATTCAATGACAGGGGCTTACGATGCTTGCCATGAAGCTCGAAACAAGGGTATTTCGGCTGGTATCGCTAAGTTTCGTGCTGAAGTTTCTACAGGCGATCGCGATTTTTTCGCAGATTGGGAGATCGAAGCAGAGCAAATCTTGGAGGCTCGGATCTCGAATTTGAGTGCATTGCCAGAATGCACGGACTCTATTAAGGATTTGGCTTTGGATCTCTCAAATCTTGAGCAGTATCCCCTAGAATTGCTCCGCGATCGCAATAACTACCTAAATGATTTGCCATCGCTAGACGCGGATCAGGATCATGAATTGGAGGTTCTATACGGCTTCCTTACAAGCCGTCCAGAAGCGTCTAATCCAGACGTAGCCTAGTCTAGCGGCGAATAGACATCATTAGACAATAGACATTATGACCCTTGAAATATTGGCGCAAGCCGTAATTACAGATGAGTCTTTTCATCTATTTCATTCGTGGGTAACAGCCAAGATTGCCCTTCCTGTAATCAAAGATTTTCTTGCTGATCGGAAATTACCTTTGTCTGAAACGGAGCAAGACATTGTTAATACCGCATTATTGATTTCTCCTATTGAAAGCTGGGTTCTGTGATGCAAACTCTCGAAGAAATACTAATGGCGAGGCATTGCCCTAATTTTCAACCAAGGGCAATGCCTCTAGCAAGGGTAGAAACGCCTCAAGTTCTTGAGGCTGAATATATTCCCGTCAACAGCGCGATCGCCCCTATGCCAGCGCAACAAACCGAATTTGCGGCTTTAGCTCAAAAGCTAGATTCGCATCATAAGTTTGTTGCCGATGGATTTAGTCATTTGGTGACACAAGGGCAATCTTTTGAAGCTCGACTTACTCAATTAGAGCAGCAAAGGCAATCCGCGCCGATCGCTCAATATCAGCAGCCACAAGCTGACATCACCCCCGCGCTATTGGCGATCGCGCAACAGAACCAGCAAACTCAACTTGTGCTGGCGCAAATGGCTCAGTCTATGCAAAAGATTAGCGATCGCCCAACGGTGGTTAATCATTTTGTGGATAACACAGTGCATAACGATTCCCATGAAGTAATTGTTCACGGAGATAATTACGGGAATATATGCACTGACGGGGTTCAAAGAAATGGCGCTGGATTCTTGTGGATTTTATTTGGTGTAGTTGGCACAATAATTTTAGGAGCGCAGCTTTATGGCAAATAATCCACAAGAGCCACAGGAGCCAAAAGGGTTTTTCTTTGTTTGGTTTCCTGTTATAGGCTTAGTTGCCATGCTTGGCATTGCATCATGGCAAACCAAGGCTATTGACAAGATCATTGCACTTACTAAAAGTGCGCCTTCTATGCAGTCAGCTATGGCTACAGGGGAAGGGAGCAAGAAAACCCAATTAATAGGGTGTTACGCCCGTCTTGGGGTTTCCGATCCTGAGTCGGTAGCGAAATTAAACGCTTTGACTGAAGCCCAAGCAAATGATTTGCTTTACGAATGCAGGAAAGTATTACAAAAGAATTTAGAGCAGGAGAACCTCAATGGCAGATCAAATTCGGGAGTTTAATAAGCAGTTTAATGAGCAGTGTCAACAAATGGCTGTATCTCAAAAAGTTATGGGTTACGCATCAAAATGGAGAGAAATAGTCGAACATTTTGTTATCTGGGGTATTGCCCCAATGGTCGGATTTCATTATTTACTTCAATTTTTAAGTTACGTTTTTAACCCTTGGTGGGCTTCTCACCTAGTCGGGTCTGCTTTTGTAACAGCAATTTGGCTGACAGACAGACTTCGTGCTGGCAATTTCGTTATTTTTAAACGGATTGCACACCTCGCTACTGCCTATATCTTGATTGCATTTCGGTGATAATTATGGACTTTTCAACTGTCGACACATCCAAATTCAATGAAGTGCAAAGACAGCTATGGGGAATGCACTTTGGGAAACCGCGATCGCCTAAAGTTTCTACTCAAGAGCCACAGCGATCGCCTTTTTCTGGCATTCAATTAGCACAACCTCAGACAGCTAAACATCCTATTACTCAAGCTCTAGCCGATATTGGCATAGGTGCTGAATGGATAGGGCAGAAAGAAAGCCCTTCATTCATTCGGCACTTAATTAAGCCATGCGCAGGGGTAAAAGTGGCAACTATACTCAAAGCTGTTGAAGACTTGCAAATGGCTTTGATGCTTGATGTACCGCCCTTAGTATGCGTTAAGCATGGCGCGATCGCCATTGACTTACCGCGTCAAGATCGGCAAGCTGCAATGTTCTCTGATTTTTGGCAACCTTCCAAGAAATTAGAGGGTGCGATCGGGGTAAATATTGACGGAAAGTTAATTAAGGTTGATTTACGCAACCCCGATACTTGCCATTTTTTAGTTGGTGGGATGACTGGATCTGGTAAGTCGGTGTGGCTGCAAAGCTTCTACCTAAGTCTTGCTTTAGCCCACAGCCCCGATATGTTTCAGGCGATTATCTGCGATCCTAAGCGGGTGAGTTTTCCTATGATGCGCGAGTCTGCTCACCTAAGAATGCCAATTATCTATGATGCCGAAAAAGCGGAGCCTGTACTAGCCGATTTAATCAATATCATGGAATATCGGTATGGATTGTTGGAGCAGTCCAATTGCCAAGATATTGCCGAATACAGCAAAAAAACAGGCAATTCTGAACCCACAATTCTATTCATTTGCGATGAGTTTGCAGACTTATTAGATGCTGCGGAAGATCGGAAAGGATGTGAAACTAAGTTGGTCAGATTAGCTCAAAAAGCAAGGGCGGCTGGCATCAATCTATGTCTTGGCACACAGCGCCCAGATCGTGATGTAGTAACGCCTCGACTGCGTTCTAATCTGGTTGTCAGAATTGCTTTACGGGTTAAATCTATTCAGGATTCCGACATTATTTTAGGCGGCGGCGACAAGGCTATAAATGCTACTTCATTGCTTGGTAAAGGAGATCTGTACTACGAGGGCGATCGCTTACAAGCTTTACTGCCAACCGAATCAGATTTTGCAATGTTGCCAAAGAAAGCATTAGCGATCGCCCCTGCAACTATTGATATTGAGTCTGAGGCTGTGAGCGATGATATTGAATCAGAATTGATTCAGGTATTAAGCGAACTTTCTCAAAAGAAAGGATGGCTTACCGCTTCTACTGTGAAGCAATTTAGCCGCCAATTTAAGAATGTTTCTCCCGATCAAATTAGGCAAATGTTTTTGTACATGGCAGCTAAAGGAATTGGTAAAACCCAAAAAGCTGATAGCGCTTTGGAGTGGTCAATATGAGGCGATCGCACAGCCCTATGTTTGCTTTTCTGATATTTGCGATCATGTTTGTGTGGTTCTATTTTGTGACCGACATGGGCAAGCGAACTGTTGATGAACCTAGAAATATTATGGAGAAAAGACAATGAAAGCAAGCTATGAAACTCAATTGGAAATTTCTTATATCAACAATCGACCTATCCCCGAAGGTCAGATTAGTGATAACGCTCTTGTTTTCTGGGGTTTTCTATTTTTCCTGTTCACTGGTTCTCTTTTTGCAATACTTGGAGGCGATCGCTGATGTCATCAACCTTTGAACTAGGCTACCCCCTCAACACCCTCAATTATCACCTTGTGCTGCTACTGCACTTAGGAGATGAAGCGATCGCAGGAATGATTCTTTATGTATGGGATGTGTGGCAATGAAACCTCAAATTATTTACGATGGCAAATCCCTTGACGGCGATCGCCCCTCAACATTCAGCCAAGATTGTCGGCAACTAGCGCGAACAACTGCCATAGCGTCAACTGTCGCGATCGCCTTGCCCTTGGGTGTAGTAGCGGCGGTTGTGTACGGTATTTCAGAAGCTGTTCACGCTGCAAAGGAGCTTGAAGGATGAAAGGATTCGCAAAGATTTATGAAGTTCCCCTTGGGGCTTTCATTATGATTGATGGAAAACCAGTAAAGTGTAAGTCGCGTTGCAAAATAGGCGATCGCGTCTATTTCAATGGCGAAGAAATTTTTGATGCTCTTGACGCTGTGACTGAATGGTGGCAATAGATGAGTAAAAAGCCGCGCCGCGATCTCGCAACTAAAGAAGATTGTGCTGAGATTTACCGATTAGCACAGATTCTCGGCAAGAGGTGCAAAGCCAGTAATATTGATGCAAGCAAAATCCCAATTACTTGCAAAAAGGTAATCGAATCACACTATATTTTGGCTGATGATGGTAGCTACATTAGAAGGTATGGAGGCAAGAAATACCATGATATCTAAAATCCACGCTGACATGATCGCAGGGCATAAAGCGGCGATCGCTGCCCTAGAGCAATCAATAGCAGCAAGAGAAGCCAATGCAACTTCAAGCTATTATGGCGTATTGCCGTTTACCGCAATCAGCACAATTCATCAAACTGAATTGAAGCAACTTGAACAACTCAACACTGAACTAAGGAACATGGAGGCAATATATGGGAAAGCATAACCCTGATTACATCAACAATTTGAATGCTTACGATGCGTGGCTTTATTGCAACAAGAATATTGCTGAAGCTGCTAAATATATCGGCGTTACCCAATCGGAAATCAAGGCGGCGATCGCATGGGTGAAGCAAATTCCAGTCACTTCCCAAAATGAATTTGATCCTGAAACGGGTCGTGTCATTCTCAAAAACCCTGCTCACAGGGAAGAATATAATCGGTTGGTTCGATATCGAAGTGAGGCTGTGGCGTACAATTATGCAAGGTGCGTCACGCTTAATCTAGGTAGGGGTGCGTCACACCATTCAGATAGAAAAAGGTAGCTATGCAATATTTGTTTTTTCTTTTGCAAGCGGCGATCGCCTATACTTCCAAGCTTTATCTTGGGCTAAAGAGGGCTGTTTGCTTTCGCCTATGGAAACGGAACCGCGATCGCCTAACACTAGAACAATTTCTGCAAAGCCTTGAATTGGAATATTATGAAGCGTTTATTGAAGATTTATATAGAGGTGAAAAATGACTGCATCAAAGGAAGACTGCACCGCTTTTGAATTGGCTAATGAGCAAAATCGCCAAATTCAAGAGCGCGATCGCGAGATTGAAGAACTTCAAGCCTCTCTCAGGAACCATCATGAGCAGTTTGATAATCTTCGGCTTGGGGCTGAAGTGACGTACAAGGCGATCGCTATGATGCTTGAAGCCCTGAAAGGCGATCGCAAGCCCGATGAAATTAGGGATGTTGATGGCGTGATGGTGAAATTTAGAAATTATGATGATACTCTTACTCATCATCAGAAAAATATAATCATCGGCAATATCCAACGGGCGATCGGCAATGAGTCCAGCAAGCTCAAGGGGCGCAAGCTGATTGACATTTCCTATGATGAGCAACCCTTCTAATGGCTTCTCAATTAGAAATAACTTTTGCTCAACTCTGGGTAGCCTACTATCCAGAGATTGACTTACATAGTGAGTGGCGCTTCGCACCGCCTAGAAGATTCCGCTTTGACTTTGCACATCTGCCTAGCAAGATAGCGATCGAGTTGCAGGGCGGGATCTTTAGCCCCAATACTAGGCACATTAACGGGGCGGCGCTGCTTAAGGAACATGAGAAGCTAAACCTAGCAGCATCTCTAGGCTGGCGCATATTCTACATCTCAATCAAGACGGTTGACGACATTGCTATATATGAGCAGATTGCACAAGCGATCGCCAACTCATCGCCAGAAAAAACATAGGGGGGTTCCCCAAAACGAAACCCTTGTATATATTCTTGAGAGGGAGAAATATTTTTGTAGAATTATGTGATGATATATCAGTCTCCATCGATTTCCCCTCTATAGTTAAGCGATCGCCTGTCACTCTCTACAGATAGGCGATCGCTTTTGTTATTCCCTAATATTTGGATTTGCTTTAGCGTCTCTTGGAGCGGGTTCACCTTTTAGCACTGTGTCTAAAGTTGGTTTAGCTCTGCTGACTGATGGCTGCCAATTTTTAGGAGAGTCAAGATATTTCATCAGGGCTAGTTTCAACATTTCAGCATCAGGACTGCCGACTGATGCAAGTTTGCTGTAAGCCGTCATCAGGCGATTGGGATCGATTGGTAAACTTGAGCCTATACCATCTGCCGCATCCTCGGACATTGGTTGCGACAAATAGGTTCCTACCATTTGAAGATTAACCGTGTCGCCTGATCGTTCTAACACATCCTCAATCGATACATCTACAGGTAGATTTCCTGCTGTTCCCAAGATTTGCAAGGCAGTGGTCTTATCCACGATATCTTTCAAAACCATGTCCGAAACAGCTTTCATCAAATCAGGATTAGGATTAAACGGCGCACGTCCTGCACTAGCCGCTTTAGCCTCCTCTGCTATGAGTTCACTTTCTCTTGCAGTTGAATACCATTCAGGCAACAGTCCGTAATCCTTCAAAAGATTCTTGAAAGTTTGACCTGAAATTAGACCATCGCCTTGCAGTTGACGGAAGAAGCTGAATGTATTTGGATCGCCTGACTTGCGATCGATTTGAGGATTAAGGATGATATAGCCTGATAGCCCACCTTCATCTAAGAAGTGTCCAGTTGCTTCTAGAACGTGCTTTATGCAATCGCAGAAATTTCTACAGGCTAGGTCTAGGGTTGAGTCGATGGTTAGTAGTTGGGCAGTCGTGGTAAATGCTGCTTGGCGATCGCTGGGAGTTTTGAGATATTCAGTTTCCATGAAACCGATATCTCGTTTAATCTTGTCGATTTTCCCCTCGGTGAAGGAGAGGGTGACGGGTGAAGGGATTAGCCAATAGGGTTTAGTGCCTGATGGCGTATTAAGCACTTTGCCAGGCGAAATAATAATATCGTCAATGACCTGACCGTTAGGATTATCGATCGCCAATACAGGCACATTACAAAGGTGATGGATATATTCAAGGTCAGACTCATTGTTATAAAGCTTCAGATTAAGCTCTGCGAGAGCTTTTAGACTTGGTTCGGACTCGCCAAATTTAATAAAGTTGCCAGTATGAACCATGTATAAGGGGATTTCGCCTATGGATATTTCCCCCTCCTCGATGATTTCAAAATCGGCGATCGTGCGATTATTCTCAAATTTAGCTACACTTTCGCGCACTTCCTTTGGCATATCCTCAAACTTTGCGTCCTGTTTGAGCCTGAATAATTGGTATGTGACATACCTTGGAGCCGATGGGTTTTCAGGATCGCCAAATAACTTAAATACGCGATAATGCTCAACTTCAATTTCGCCAAAATCGCTGTTAGGGTCGGCGGCGATCGCATACTCTCTGACGGTTGCCTGTACTAAAGTATCATGACCATTAATTTTGATCGTGCGCCAATTCAGTACATTTGACGCTTCAATCGCGATCCAGTATGGGCGGCGTTGGTCTGCTGCTTCGCGATACTCTGCCAAATTTGTAGCGGGTTGGATATTTGCGTAGTCAACCATGATATAGGTATGACCATCCCTGAGCGCTTCCTTGAACCGTGAGAATAGAAACAAGTCTCCATCAGTATGATCACCGTCAATGTTTTCCCATAGCGGCGCGAATCCCGTTTGTAGGGTTTCTTCTGGACTATGCCATAGAGCAAAGGGCATATCCATTTTCTCTAACCCATTGCTAAAAGATAGTGTCGTAAACCTTTCGATCGCTTGCCCAAATTTGTTGTCATATGGCGATCGCGCAAGCCTCTTTTCGTAATCGTCTTTTTCCTCACCATTGGACTTAATTAAGTATTTTTCGGCTTCCCTTGTATAGCGGATAGTGCCATCTTCGTTATACTTTAACCATGAGCCAGTCGCGATCGCCTTCAACCGTTTCCAAAGGGGGGCTTGATGGAGATAGGCAATATTCTTATAGCTAGGTAAATCTTTATTCTGTGGGCTTTCGGTGAAACTGAGTGATGATGAGATATTGGATGCCATGACAAAACCCATTAAAACGGGGAGAGATGCTACTAAGCATAATCTTACACCTCAACGCAAGGAGATTATAGAAAGGGCGGCTAGGGCTGGCTGTTCCTTAAAGCAGATTGCTTGTTTATTGGGTCTAAGTAAGAGGACTTTGGAAGAGTGGATCACTCGTCCTGATGTGGAAGATGTTTATCAAGCGGCGAAAATGAATGCGATTTTGAATGTGGCGGATATGTTATATAATCTCGCACTTGCAGGAGACCTTAACGCGCAAATATTTTATTTACGATGTCAGGCTGGCTGGCGCGTGGCTACTAATGATGTCGTTCAGGCTGACGTGGAGGATCAAGTGACAATTTATTTGCCCGAAAATGGTAGGGACTAAGGGTTTCAGGGTATAATAATAAAATACTCCCGCGTGTTTACGAGACACCGAGAGCGTGAGTCAACCTAGTATCAGTAGGCAAACTATGAGTATTGTAAGTGAAATCTGGAAAGATGTTGTAGGCTACGAAGGGTTTTATCAAGTTTCTAATTTGGGTCGTGTCAGAAGTTGCGATCGCTATATTGAGTTTCATAGAGGGACTAGGCTCCACAAGGGTAAGCTTCTACGTCCTAGAGAAAGGGCTGGCTATCTTGCGGTTGCTTTATCTGCTTATGGCATTCAAAAGGATAAGAATATCCATATTCTTGTCGCTGAAGCTTTTCATGGTGATCGTCCACGAGGTTTTCAAGTCAATCATATTGACGCTGACAAGCATAACAATTGCGCCTCAAATCTTGAGTTTATTAGCCCTTCCGACAATACCAAACACGCATATTCTATGGGTAGAATATCTCAGCTTGGCGAGAAGAACAATCAGGCTACGATTACTGATTCTGACGTTCGCCAAATTCGCCATTACTTGGCTAGTGGTATGACAGTTACAGGCGTTGCTCGACTTCTTGGGTTTACCGTTGCTGTCGTCTCTGGCATTAATGTTGGGCGCACTTGGAAACATATTCAATAGCAAATAGCAATAACCGCGATCGCATAGAGTAGCGATCGCGGTTACCAGAAATTAGCGGGTTTTTCGATAAACTTGGGTTTCAGTTGATTCGACTTTTGTGACTAGAACATCACTGAAGGTTTCAAAAAGGCTGTCAGCGATCATGATCGCGTCTCCTTTAAACCAGTGACGTTTTTTGTGAATCCACTCGGTGCTTTGTGCATCTTTTGCGTAAATGTTATACATAAATATTCCCTTTCTATGCAAAGTATTTTAGCTTGAATTATGCCAAAAAAGATTGTCCCTAAATCGCCCCTAGAGCTACGATACGAAAAAATAGATCCTAAACCGCAATTTCCCCTTGAGACGTATCGCATGATCTTGGCGGTAGGCTTTAAGATTGGCTCGTATCCGACATTATGGAGAGATAGAAAACCTAACATCCAGCAGTTCATGCGATCGCTGCATCCGAACTGTGAAATGTGCGGCAAAGACTCAAGCGGCGGATCGCTTGACGTACATCATTTGAAATGGGATAAAAAGCATGATTGCACATACGAGAATTTGTTTGTGGTGTGTCGCGGGTGTCACGTTCGCTTGCATAGGCGTGGTGATGGGTGGTTTCCCTCAAAGCCTTGGGCTAGTGAATGGGGTGATGTACCTCAAGGGCTTATTGATCGCAACCATTTAGACAAAGATGGCAATGCGATCGCCCCTCAAATTATGGATAATAATAAAAAATCAAAACTCAATGAAAGTGAACATAAAAGTACAAAGACTAAGCGATCGCGCAAGGCTGCCACAGTATCAGCACAAGAATGATGCTGGCATGGATATTTGCGCTATTTATGATCATGTGATTTTTGCTGGCGATCGCAAGCTAATCCCAACAGGTTTAGCTTTTGAGTTGCCTGATTACTGTCAAATCGAAGTGCGTCCACAATCGGGACTTGCCTTGAAACATGGAATTACGGTACTAAATTCCCCTGGAACAATTGACTCCAACTATAGAGGTGAGCTTGGCATTATCCTGATTAATCATGGCAGCGAGAAATTTGAGATTAAGGCTGGCGATCGCATTGCTCAAATAGTATTCATGCCCTTTTATACTGCTAATCTGGTAGATAGCGAATTGCTAGAAGATAGCGATCGGGGTATCAATGGATTTGGATCATCGGGAGTAAGCTGATGGAATTTGACATATTAAAAATGGTTCCTCGCGAAACTAAACCTAAAGTTGTCAGCGCTTTTCCTGATACAAGTGAGTTCACGAAAAAAGCTATTCGTAATCATTATCCTGAGCTAGTACATAAATTAATTAAGGATTGAAGCTATGAGTCTCTACGAAAATATCAACAATAAAAGGAAACGCATCGAGAACGGTTCGGGCGAAAAAATGCGTAAAAAAGGCGATAAGGGCGCACCAACTGAACAGAATTTTAAAGATGCTGCCAAGACTGCGAAAAAGCCTAAAAAGAAATAGCGTTATTGAGAATCGCGCCTATGTTTTGCCGTACTTATTGACTACCGCAATAATTTAAAACATAGGCGTATCAATTATTTCATAAGCAATCAAACTAATGACAACAATCGCAATAATGAAGTATGTAATTTACGCTAAGCGAACTCGGCTATCGCCTTGGGTTAAGATTGACTCGTACAGCGATCGCGATCTTGCGTACCGTGTTGCAGAGAAATATAAGCGCGATTATTCACATTCGCAGGTAAAGGTAGAGCATGAAGACACTCGCCGAACTCAAGAAAACTAGCTTTGAGGTTCCTGCCTCGGTACGTAAAGCTGCGGCAAAAGGGCTTGAACTTCGCAAGGAGTTTGGGCGTGGTGGGTTATCGATTCAAGAAGCATCAAAGCAAGGCATTGGATCGGGTGTGGCTAGGGCAAGAGATTTAATCAAGGGCAAAGTTAGCCTTGAAACTGTGAAGCGGATGAGGTCTTACTTTGCTCGTCATGCTGTTGACGCTAAGGCTAAGGGTGACGAGTCAAGGGGTTATTGGGGCAAAGATTCAAACCCAAGCGCGGGGTATATTGCGTGGTTACTTTGGGGCGGCTCGGCTGGCGAAAAATGGGTTAATGGTATCTTGAAAAATATCGCGGACTAAACAATAATGCCTGACCTTGAACAAGTAATTAGAAAGCAAGAAATTGTTAAGTTATTTCGTAAAGGCATTTATCAATATTTCAATTATGAGTGTGTGTACTGCGGCAATGCTGCTGAGTCACTGGATCACGCCAAACCAAAGGCAAGGGGTGGTGAAACTATCACAAGTAACTTAGTTCCTGCGTGTAAACCCTGCAATCAGGACAAAGGCAGCAAGGAATTATTTGAATGGTATAGGGCGCGATCGCACTGGACTATTGAAAGGGAACAGGCGATCGCTCGTTGGATTGCGGGTGAGTAAAAGCTTTACTGTGTAATGGTTTTAGGCTATAATATTGGGAATGCGATTGCCTTGTTAGTGAAGTTTCAAGGCGATCGCGTTAAGTCAACCTAGTATCAGTAGGCAACTATGAATAGTTTAAATGAAGAATGGCGCGATGTCGTTGGTTTTGAAGCTTTGTATCAGGTTTCTAGCCTTGGGCGTGTAAGAAGCTGCGATCGTGTGATTTATGATAATCGAGGTTATAGCAAGAGTAGGAAATCTCGGCTTTTGTCTCCAACCATTGATAAGTATGGTTATTACAAGCTTCATTTAAGCAAGAATGATGTTCGTGGCTATTTTACTATTCACGTTTTGGTTGCTAAAGCATTTATAGGCGATCGCCCTGATGGGCTTCAGGTCAATCATATCAACGGGGTAAAAACTGATAATCGTCCCGAAAACTTGGAGTATGTTACTGGCTCTCGCAATATTGTTCACGCTCAAGATATGGGACTTAAACCAGTTGGATCGAGATGTTGGCAAGCCAAGCTTTCTGAGTCAGATGTATCTACTATTAAGGCTCTTATTCGTCAAGGTGTTAATATTATTGAAATTGCTGATCGCTATGGTGTTGTTAAGCAAACTATTTCATCTATAAAACAAGGCGTTACTTGGAAGCACGTTAGCTAATGGCTAAAATTTCTATCAAACCTCAACCTAAACAGGAGCTTGCCCTTGCTTCACCCGCAGACATTGTTCTGTTGGGTGGTAGCAAGGGCGGTTGAGGTGGCAAGAGTTTTTGTTTAAGAATCGCGCCACTAAGACATATTAATCGCTTGGGATATCATGCAGTCGTGTTTAGGCGATCGCTGCCACAAGTGAGGTCTAGCGGGGGATTGTGGGATAAGAGTATGGAATTATATCCGTCTCTTGGCGGTCATCCTAATCGATCTGAGAGGCGTTGGACTTTCCCTTCGGGGGCTTCCGTTAAGTTTTGGCACTTAAATTCTGAGGACTCATGGACAGATTGGCAAGGTAGTGAGGTCAGTTTCTTTGCCTTTGATGAGTTGACTGAATTTACTCAAACACAGTTTTTAAAAATTCTAAGTTGCGGTCGTTCAACGTGCGGCGTGAAGCCCCAAATTTTTGCAACTTGTAACCCAAAGGCTAACCATTGGTTAAAAGACTTTGTGAGTTGGTGGTTAGCTCCTGACGGATACGTTGATCTTGAGAAAAACGGGGCTATCAGATATTTTACAGTTATCCAAGATGAGGACGATCGCCCACAATTTCTGTGGGTCGACAAGGATTGGCGCGATGCAAATGATCAGCCGCCAAAATCAGTCGCCTTTATTGTCTCGGATGTATGGGACAATGCCGCTTTACTGCAATCCAACCCTGAGTATTTGTCGTCGCTGATGGCGCAAAATGCTGTAGATAGGGCGCGATTTTTGGGTATTCGTGGTAGAGGGGGAAACTGGTTAATTGAAGAAACCGCAGGCATTATGTTCCGCAGTGAATGGTTTGGCATAGTTGATCGCCTCCCTGATTTCCGTCCAGACATTAAAAAGTGTGTGAGGGCATGGGATTTAGCCGCTACTGAAAAGGATTACAGCGATCCGACTGCCTCTGTAAAAATGATGACCGTTGACGATGATAACGGACAGCAAATGTTTTACATCCTCGGCATGACTAATGAGGTAATGTCCCCCGATCGCATAGAGAAACGAATCTTAGAATGTGCCAATGCTGACGGTAATCGGTACGCGATTAGATTTGAACAAGAGAAAGGTGGATCGGCGGCGATCCGTGATGCTGCCGCTAGGGTAAGAATGTTGAATGGTTTTAATGCTGCGGGGGTGCTTGCATGGGGAGACAAAATTGAACGCGCAAAGGGCTTGTCTGCTGCTGCTGAACAAGGTCGGGTTAAGTTACTGCGCGGCACATGGAATGATACTTTTTTGAACCAGTTTAATGAGTTCCCTGATCGCTGTCTCCACGATGACATAGTGGACGCGGCAAGTTACGCTTTTAACTACCTGAGCAATTATCAGCCTATTAGCATGGGCAAATTTAAACATTAATCCCGTGATACAATATCGCCATAGTAGTTACCACACAACACTCATGAGCTATTCCAAGCTAACTCAAACTATTGATGCGACTGTATGGGCTAAGGAATTTATAGATTTGTTTGGTCATTGCCCTGAGCAGATTACCTATGACCTTATGGTTGCATGGTTTGCAAATGCAATTATGACGGGCTACGATGCTGCGAATAAAGTTGATTTAACTCAACAAACAGCGATCGCGCATTCTATGATTAGTACAGATGGCGAAGTTTTTTACTGAGGGTGAATAATCATGACCGATCGTCTGTCTATTTTGATTTTCGATAATCCTAGACCTGTAAGTCATGATCTTTATAAACGGTTTTGCGAAAACTGCGATCGCATTAACCGGCTAGAAGCTATGAAGCGATCTGCCCGTCAAGCAATCTTAGATAAGGTGATACTATGAGCGATCGCCGCGTAATACCGTTAGTACCTCCGCGCAACTACGAGGGCAAAAAAGATCGCGATACCAGAGAGCAGAAATTAAAAAAGCAAGGGCTAGATCAAAATTTCATCGACAAGTGGAATAAAAATGACTGAAACTGCAACTAATTACAATGTTGACGCGATCGCCTCTGAACTAACCGAACTTGAGCAACTGAATTTAGATGTTGCAGCGATCGCAGGTTGGACGAACATAGAAGTATGGCAACCAGATCGAAATTTGCCTATCAGAACTTTCCAAGGGGAAAACAAAGCGCATCCCAAATTAGGTAAGTTTGTGCCTAAATATGTCGAAAGTATTGATGCGATCGTTTCCGTTTTTGATGCTTTTGATTTGGATTGGAATATTGGCAAAGATTGCAATGCTTATAATTGCTATGGGCAAGATGACGGGGTTGAGATTATAGATGTGTATGCCGAAACTCCCGCGATCGCATTATGCAAACTATTACTTGAGCTAAATCCTAAGCCTGAAACTAAACCAGAAGTCATTGAGGCAACATTCGGATAATGGCAGTAACTTTACCCAACGGATCTTGGAGCTTTGCGGATCTACAAAATAGATACGAAAGGGCCCAATCATTAGCCAATGACTGCATACAAGATTTTGCGGGTAATTACTTTTTTCCTAGCGATCGCAGTCCAAAGGGCTACTGGACTACATCAAGAAGACAAAAACTTGATTACGTCTGCGATTGCCCTGACTTTGCCAGATTGATTGATCAGCAGATGATGAACTCTGCACCTAGCCGATGGGTGCGTAATGACTGGTCAACCAATCCAGACAACAGGAAATTGGTCAATCGCTGTATTCATTGCTTTGCAGTGGCGATCGCTGAGCGAGAATTAGATCCAAGCTTTCCGATAAACCGAATTTACAGCGCAAAACGTGGGCGATTTCCTAAAACCGACTGCGGATGTGGATGTGGTGGATCTGGTGGGTGCGGTTGCCCTAGCAAAGAATTGGGCTTACCACCTCCAAAATTAATCCAAGGATGCGATACCGATTGCTATGTTGAGCCATTAACCCCTAGAACACAGCGAACTCCGTCAACTACTGAGGGCGTTCCTGCATATCAAACATTTGAACTGCCGACAATTCAGTTTCAGGATATAGAATTTAAAGCTTGTGCTGGCAAAGAAATAACGATTACTTTAGTTAGGTCTACATCGCAGGGATTTAACAACGCGACAGTATCAGGACTGCTAACTGATATCGAATTTCCTTTTGAGCCAGAATTTAAAACATCGTCAAAGTCAGTGTTGCTAGATATTTCCCCTGGCGAGTATGTCATCGGCATATCGGCGATCGCGACTGGCAATTTCGGCGAAAAGACTGAAGCTAAGCTATTAGTATTTGATTGTGACAATCAGAGAAGCAATAGAGATTTTCCGTATCCGCCATGTGAAGAACAGGATTTTGTTGAATTTGGGGGCGGCGAATGTGAAGGATCTTATGAAGTTGGCTATCGGCAAACAGGCAATATTAATCCTGATGGTACTTGCGAGCAGATAAAGGTACTTAAATTTAATGAAGCATTAGATTGTCCTTCCCCTGAGCCTCCACCACCTAAAGAATGTGAATCCTTGGAAGAACGCGATTGTTCGCCTATCGCTCCTGAGCCTCCTAAGTGTGTCAATACTGGTAGTGGTGATGGATTCAACTCTAATGCTGGCTTTAATGCAGTCTTCAAGGTGCGAACTGGTAACAAGGATATAGAGTATCTGCGCCCTGATAAAAAGGAGTGCATGGAAGTATGCGAGTTCGCGGAAATAGCGGTATTTTCGCCGTCATGTCCAGAGCCTCCGCCTAAGCCTGTGCCTCCGCCATTTTGCCCATTGCCTATAAATAGGTATATCGGATGGCAGACTGAGGCTGATTATTTAGCATCGGCGGCTGTCAATGGCATAGGTATTCATGAGACATTCTCATGTGATGACGGGACTGTTTATGTCTTGGTTGGACGACTAGCTAAGTGTTTGCCTCCTGCTAATCGCTATGTCGATAGCTTTGAAGCGGCAACTTATGACGGCAATAAATTTGGAGAGGGCTGCTGTCCATTCAATGAGACTAAGCCACCTCGTCCAGTATGTCCTGTCAAGCCCAAGCCAGTGCCAGTTGATAAATGGTCGTGTTCTGGTGGTGTATGCTCACCTGATGCGAACGGAATCTATAACTCACAAGCTGAATGTGAAGCGGCGCTGATACCTGCCAACTTTACTGGCGGTCAATGCCCTGCCCCTGTCAGATATAGAATTTCGTTTGCTTACGAAGATGCTGGTGGGACAACGTGGTATCAAAATGGCTTTGCCAGTAGCCAATTTGCTACTACAAACCCCGCAATTACAGGAACGCCTCAAGGTAATTATCTAGGTAAAATCACATCAGTACAAGCTTATGTTGATCCCGTATATCATCCTCTCCTTAAGGCTATCTTCGTTAATGGAGTTTATAACGGATTGTTAGCAGGGCAATATACTTGGTACGTTGTTAACAACTTTAGAGTGTATAGAATTGAGCGCGTAGATGGACTGCCTGATAACTGCGGCAATCCTCCGCCTACTTGTCCACCTTAACTAAAATCTCATGGCACAACTAACTCCTGAAGATATTAAAGCTTATACAATTCGCTGGTTTTATTTAATGTGCTTCCAATTTCTACCGTTTTTAATTCTTAGGATTGTGATCCCGCTAACACCATAGTCTTTCCCGATAGACCTTTGAGACTCTCCGTTAGCAAGCCTTTGTCTTATAACAGGTATGTCTTCATTGGTTAGTCTAGAGTCTCGCCTGTTTTCCCCGATCACAGAATTGCATAGTCCAGTTCTATAGGCGTGTTGCGTGTTCTCTGATGGAGTGCAGTATTCGAGATTGCTTACGCAATTATTGCTTTTTACTCCATCAATGTGATTGACTTGCAGATTTTCCTTTGGGCTGCCGATAAATACTGATGCGACTAAACGATGGACAGCCATATTTTTATGTTTCCCGTCCTTGGAGAGTCCGACACGCATATATCCTTCTTGATGCTTGCTCAGTTTTAAGACTTCCCCTTTTAAGCTGAGATGATTTTTCCCCCTAGGCACAACGCGATCGCAACTTCTAACACGCCCAAGGCTAGAAACCTGATACAAACCTTCATAGCTTGGGATATCTTTCCAAACTTCATCTACAATATTCATAATTGCCTATCCTAATTAGGTGATTCACGCGATCGGTTGTTTCCAGCAACGCGATCGCACTTCTACATTATACCTCAAAGCGTTACTGAGTAATGCTTTTAAAAGCTTTTATCTTTGTTTAATATAAATTATGCCTCTAACTACTTCCCAAAAAAAGGCTGCCGTGATCAAATGGTTTGGGTATCAATCTGATGCCGATGATATCGCCTTGGTTACTGCTAAAATCACGGCTGCGATCGCCGATGCCGATCTTCTCGAAATCATTGATCAATCATGCGATCGCATCTTGAAGATGGAAGATCGCATATATGATCAAGCCTTGCGAGTGCCACACGGTAACTTGTATCTACTGAACTTTGTCGAAATGGCAAAGGAGATTAAGCGCCTAAGTAATTTGCTTGGGCTAACTCTCAAACCATTGGCTGAACAGGTCTGGAATGAGACTGCAACAGCATCAGCGATCGCCGCAATGCTTAGCCCTGCGGTAACTCCGTTCATGAGTCTTCCTGCGATTAATTTTGAAGATTGCATATTAAAAGTTGCACCAATAACCTCGGATACTAAGCCTAAGAATGTTGCTAAAGGGCAAATCTGGAATACTGTCACTAATCCTCAAACATTTGAATTTGATGGGTGGGTATGGAGAGGTCGCACCCAAGGGATTAACTGTGGCAATTTCAATATTGATATTGAGTCCACGATTACCCATGCTTCGGCGGGTCTGATTGCAACCCGAATCGCTGGTAATGCTTTTGCAACGGGTGCGGGTATAAGCGCGACACCTTTGGGATTAGTTATTGAACAGGTGCGGTCAGCGATCGCCTATGACAATGCCACTGGCAACAAACTGAATACATCGGCTGTAACTGGCATGGTGGCGATCGGCATTATCAATGCGGGCGCATCGGCTGG